GAAGGTACATTTAAGACCGTGGGCCGTATGCGTTGGATGAAAACGTCAAAGACGAAATATCCACACAACCTGCGAGACCTCGGTTGTTCTGCAGATTGTACTACTACTGGCAAGGGGATCAAGTTCGGGCGGTTGTATCGTGGTGAGCATCCAGACAATATCGAAGTCGGTTCGACGGATCACCTCTACCTCCGCGATCAGCTTGGTATATCTATGCAGCTTAACCTTCGCAACCCGAAAGACGATCCTGCCCGTAACGACCTCTTTGATGTGACGTATTCAATCAATATTCCTGCGTATTCGGCAGCGATAACTACCAACACCAGTTACAATACCGCACTGAAAAACGCGTTTGTGACGCTTGTAAATGAACTGGAGGCAGGTCGCAACATTCTCATAAATTGTTGGCAGGGCCGCGACAGGACTGGCACATTCTGTTGGCTTATCCAAGCACTCTGCGGAATGAAAACAGGATATTGTGAGGCTCATTGGGAAATGTCGAGTTTCGACAGGTGCGAGAACTCGAAAGTCTGGAATTGGGAAGAAGCCTCAAATGGCGAACTCAAAACCTTCATCAAGAAACTTGAATCACTCTACGGTAGTGATACTTATACACAGGCATACAACCTGCTCACCAAGAAGGTTGGTGTGCCGAAGGAACGCATCGAGAAACTTAAAGAAATTATGTGCGTATGAAACTGACTGACAAATTAACACAAATGATAGGACAGGACAAGTTGCTTCACCTACTGGTGGCGGCATTGTTCGTGTCACAATTCGACGATTATGGTTTCTGGTTCGGCCTGTTGGCATTGATCGTCGTTTCTGGATTCAGTTATGCCAAAGAAAAATGGCTCGACAAGACCGAGGATTGGGAAGATATGCAATTCGCGGTACTTGGCGGTGTGCTCGAACTTATCTTCTACACTTTCCGTAACATCATCTTTTGACTTGGTAATGACAAATGCAGGTAGCAAATGTAGTACGTCTGGCCTCTGAATTACTAAAAGTGTTGTCCGAAAATGAGGGCAACATCAATGATTGGAGTTATCTCCCTATATATGATGAGTTTGTGGAAATGAGGAACAAGCAAGTCAAATATAGGGTGGCCGTTGACGAACTATCAAAGAAGTACAATATCAGCAAAACCAAGATTGAAAGGGTGATACGAAGGTTCAGAAAAGAGATCGTGTCGTCAGATTTTGAAGGCTGAAAATCTTTACAATAAATAACGAATAATAAAATAATCTTTATCTTTGTATCGCCAAACAAGATGGCATAAGATTATGGAACACGAAAAACTAACAACAAAGGATAGACTTTTGTTCACCTGTGCCATTGCTGCATTTGTCGCTTCATTGTGCTTTGGTGTCGCAGGTTTCATCGTGCCTCCTATGGGCGAGGTCCACGATACCGTGCTCTGGCTGATCGCGCAACTATTGTTGTTTACGGCAAGTGCATTTGGCATTGGTGCGTACACGACCGCGACCAGACGGGAATATGCAAGGTTCAGAAGGTTTATGCTGCGTAAAGAAAAGGAATATGCAGACGAGCCAGAAGAAGAACAACCATAAAAATGAAAGAGGACGTAAGAATTAAATCTTGCGCCCTCTTATTTTTATCCCTTCCATCTGTTCAAATTGGTCAGACGGATTCTCATCAACTCATCGTCGTTGCACTTGCGTTTGTATGGAACACGGTTCTTTTCACGCTGCCTGCGTAAGTGCTCATCAAATAGTACACATTCGTTTTCGTCATCTTCTGTTCCTATTTTGCTTTTTGTTGCCATATTCTAAAATGCCTGTATTTTAATTTTAACGGGCCTGTGGCTGCGTTTCGTGATTCTGGTGATAAATTGTACGTCTGGAAAACAAAACGCGTCACACGCAAAATTTCAAAATTGGTCCTGTTCTGGTGTTATAACAATTTCCGCAACTGGATCAGTCATACCCTCGCAGGCGATAACAAAGTCACAATGCTTGCATTTGTACGGTGCTCCGCAAGATAGCAATATGTCTCCTTCGTTATGTGTCTTATAACGCAAGCAAGTATCGTTGGCTGCCGAATCGCACCTGTCGTTTGTGCATTTGCGGTAAGGCTTTTGCTCGATGCTGCGTATATGGTCTGGATCGCAGAACCTTTGCCAACTGACATAATATCGTCCGTTCCATTTGTACGCATCCTCGGTGACTTTCATTCGGCCATCTTTTAGCGTGATCTTGAATTGATTGGCAGGGTTGTATCTGGCTAACATCTGCAAATAATAATTGCGAGGTGTTTCGTACCTGTCGGTATCGCCTTTGAATAACCAAGAATTATCTCGTTTAATGTAGGTGAAGATCGCTTCGCGTTCGAGGTCTGTAAGTTGCGGCCAGACACTATCGACCATTAAGGAATATATCCCCCAACGAAGATGCGACTTACCGATAGCACCTTCACAGAGCCACATTAACTCGAATCTGTCTAATGTAAGTGTTGCTGACATAGTTAGTCTTTGTTTGATATTACGATAAATTTCTCTCCACAATATTCGGTGGCCTTCCTTGCAACGGCCTCGGCTCGATCACGTTTCACGAATCCGCGCTTTTGCGTGAAGTTTGGAGTTACCCTTACAAGATTGCACCGCCACAAGCCATCCTCGCCAAGAATGTCGTTGAAGTTAGCCTTGCGGACAACTAATGTCTTGTCCTCGTTTACAACATAGTATCGCTTCATTATTCTTTTATTCTTCCGTGTTTTGTGATCTTGTGGCCTACAAATTTGTCGAGGAGTTTTGAAACATCGTCCTTTAATTCTCCCCATTTCTGGGACATCTGTTCGCTTGGCATATCGGACGAGATCAAATAGGTCTTTGTCCCGTCGATTGTGGCAACGGTCACGAATATCATCTTGTCGCTGCTATCGGTACTGACACCTCTTGACGCTTCGATTGTCACACTTACAGGTGTGCCGAAGCACGACATCTGGAGTCGCTGCACCCATTCCAATACTTTGTTTATATGGATCATTTGATATAGTCGTTTATATTGAGTAATGTATGGAAAAGAAGGAATATGGATAGTGCAATATAATACACAACCAGAACAATGAAATAGAAGATGTTTGAAACCAGATTACTTCGCATAGTGGTAAAATGTTTCGACAGGCATAGGAGTGAGGGAAGTTGTTATGTTTTCACACAATAACTATGATAACTATATATAACCGAAATATTCTAAAAGACACCCTCACTCCGTACCTATCATTGTTTTACATCATAGGCTTATACATTTAATGGTTAGTAATCTCCGAGAAGGTATGCCTCACGGATCGCCTCGGCTCGTTCGCACTCGTAGTAGTCGCGTTCCGAAGCGTCGTTTTCGGCAAGTTCATTCATAACGTCATCAAGTCGATAGTCTTGATATTCGCTACGCACTTTATCGTCTTTTACGATTTTATCTACATCCTCGTCGGTGTAATCTTCTGGAAGGTGATCGTTCTCATAGGCCCAATCAACGAAGGTCGGATCTTTGGTGTCTATCTCCTCGTCAATTTGAGAACGGGCATCGTCTCCGTAATAATCTTCTATTGACGTTTCGTTGTAAGGTGCGTTTGGATCGTGTTCAGCACCTGCAGGGTAATAACCAGATTCCCACATATTATTATATATATATTAAAGGTTGATAATTCAAGTCAATTAACAGGCATCGGTAGAATGAAAGTGCTGATGGGTTGTATTATGCACATATTACTTTTAAGTTAATAATGATTGGCAGCCACATTCATTCTGCCTTACCTGTCTCCGTTTTACACCATAGGCTATTGGTCGAAGTTTAATTCGCCTTGCGGTGAAGGGTTGATGATGTTGTTTACTCTCTCTATTTCAGCATCCACCTTTCTTTCAAGTTCCTTGCTCTTTTGCAGGGATTGAGAAGAACGTGTTTTGAAATATTCCTTTTGGCTCGACCTCATTTCTGAAACGAGGTCAAAGAATTGTCTTGGATTCATCTGTACTATATTTCTTGAGTTCGACTTTATAGGTGTCGGTTTCTTTTGATTCTCCTTCGTTGCCTTCATATAGACACCATTCAGCAACGTTTGTGGCTTCGCCTATATTGTGACAACAGAAGTAAACGTAGAAATAAATGCTATAACTATTAAGAATGATAGCAGAACAAACACCATTGAGTTTGTTGGTTATTTCAACGAAATACTCATCAGAACTGTTCTTTTGTTTCATAGTTCAGAACTTTATGAATCATTGACCGAGGAATTGAATAACGAGTTGATGGAAAGGCTCTACGCGATCGTGTGGAATACTTACGACACAATGATCTGGGCTGCCGTTCACACCGAAGTTGATCTGCAACGAATAGTAATCACTATGTTTTTTCAAGAACTCGGTCAGCGCGTTTCGTTGTTTGACCTTTTTCTCTATCTGTATCTGGGTCATACGACAGGAGTATTTGGTTTGTCCGACACAATAGGGCATTGCCCACGATGATGTCCTTTCTGGGGTAGATTGATGCACACAGGAGCGAGGACGCGTAATCATTCTTCGGCAGTCCTCTTTCCAGTCCGTTGAAGTCAACGACAAGCGACATCTGGCTTGTAAGGTTGATCGTATTGAAATTGCCACCGATAATTTCCTTCAACTGCTTTGCATTGAAGAAACGTCCGATAGGCTCAATCTCGTTGCGCTCACCTGTTGTTAGAAGTAATGTAGCCATAGTTTTTAGTCCATTATGAAGTGTATTAAAAATCCGATGCCGATAATGGCAAATAAGATAGTATAGCAAAGGCAACCTGCCTTGACGATGGCCTTTGTCAGTTCGATTGGATCTTCCATTTGATGAATATGTCAAAAACTGCTTTACCGAAAATATATGCACACCCAAAGGCCACGATAACTTTGAAGGGGTCTTTTAGTATGACACCTGCGAATCCGTATGCCACGAACAAAACCGCGACGATCGCAAACACAAGTGCAATAAGAAACTCAAAAACGTCATTCATTTTGTTTGTTGTTTAGTTCTTTCTGGAGTTGTTCCAGAAATTCCTTGTTGTGGTTATTTATTGTTTCCTGTTTGGATTTATCTTCCTTTTTCGTGAAATTCACGTTGGCGAGGTATTTAGTATAGTCCACTTCTGCATCTGCAAAGCGTTTGTTCTTTTCCTCGTCGTAGATAACATTGTTCCGATAGTTCAGAACAAAGTTCCTCAACGCAGCCAAGATAACCTTGCCGCTAAATGATCCATACATTTTTGTAAGGTCCTCTCCGTTCTTGTCGATCAGTTCACCTGCCTTGAACATAGAGAAGAACAACATTATCTCCGTCAGTTTGAGGTAGTGGTATTTCTCGACAATCGAATGTGAAATAGAGTTTATCTGGTAGGCCACGGCAGATGCGGTCTTTCCCTCGAAGATAGCCAGATCGACAAGGTAGGCATTGAGCCAGTCATAGATTCCATTCGGATTCTGCGGATATGCAGTCAAGATGGTCTTTAACGTGGGTGCTGAACCTGTGATCATCTCCTTTCGGTAGTTGATCACCCACCTTGTCGTTTTGGTTATCTCATATTTCTGGAGGACCATCTCGAACGTCGGATATTTACTCAGGCACGTCATCACCCTCGTCTGTTCTTGCGGAGTTAATTGTCCGAAGTTCTCCAACAAGGGAAGCGGTATTATTTGCCGTGGTGTTTGCGGTGTTTGGTCTTGACCTTGATTGCTCATTTTTGCACCAGTTGTTCAAAGTAGCCTTTGCGCTACGATAGTTCTTGATATTTTTGTAGTTATTGAGACTTGCTATGCAGGTATCTACCACGGGCTTGCTATACTTTCCGCAGAGTTCGTGATATTCAACAAGCAATAGCGGTTTATCCATCTTGGCGATATATGGATAGTGTTCCTTCATATATTTCTCAAACTCCTGTTCTTCTGGATTGGTGTTTTCCTCGACTTTTTCAACCTTCGGCTTTGGCTTTGCTTTCGGCTTTGGTTTCTCGTCTGGGACAATGCGCAGTTTTGGAGTTTCAAAAAATGTCATTTCTGGCAAACTATCCGATTCCTGTTCTACAAGAAGGTACGGGCGATCAAAGTTGTCGTTTTTTCGTGACGCTCGTTTTAGTGACGCTTTTTTCGCCTCGAAATAACGAGACTGAATCCCGTGAGAAGTTATTACCTTGCTTTCGTTGAAGATGTCGCTATCGAACAGGCCCACACGCACGGCCTCATTGATGATCTTTATTACAAGTTGCTCATCGTCTGGACTCATATTCAGCGAATCGATGATCTGGAAAGTCAGACCAGTATCAAACAAAACATAGTAATTGTCCTTAAAGATACATTCCAGAAGTCTGGTGAATACTGCATATCCAACCGCCCCGAAACGTCTTGTTAATTTCCTTACTTTCTCGTCCCAAGCCATATTGGTATCGTGGGGAAAGTATTTCAACCCTATCTCATATTTTCGGGCCATAAGAAAATGTTTGCTTTTAGATGTTTTTTTGTTCGAGTAAAACCTTGACTTTCTTCTTGTAATCTTCGATAAGAAGTTTCATTACATATTCGTCACGTTTTACCGTCTGATGTGCTTTAACTTCGAGTAAAGCCACGCGCTGCTCGCCTATCTTGCGGACGAGGTTGGCACGATAACCGATGAGGTGTTCTGCTGACATACGGTTGCAGTACCTGCACTCCGCGTGGCAGTTATCTTCATCCCATCTGGTAGCGGTGTGTATTCGTGAATAGAAGTGTCCGCAATCCACTTGCGCGAACGGGAAATACTTTCCGCACGATATACATTTGACCATCCCGTTAGGCAAGGCATCGCGCAGCCGAATATAAAGGGAAAACACGCGATCTAACTGATCGACGTAATTAGGTTTTTTCGGTCCTTTCGGCTTATCGTCGCCTGTCGCTTTCTTGGGTTGTTTCTTTTTCCTTTTGAATTTATTGTATTGCCACATTTTTAGTCTGTAAGCCTCTTGATAACTCGCACGGTGTCGGAGATGTAGTTATTCATTTCTTGCATTTCGTCGTAGGAGATACTGATGCCAAAAGCCTTCTCCAGTTCAAAAACGATTTCTTGAAAGTCGATAGAATCTATCATCAAGTCGCCGTAGTAGGAAGTTCTCTCGTTAATCTTTTGTGGGTCTGTCTTTGTGACGAAACTCACAATCTCAATTACGCGTTTAAGTATTATCTGTGCATCCATAGAATGAAAAACCTATTGTGTTTCCCTTGTGTTCAAGTTCCTTGCTGCGTCTGGTGTCCTTGTTGATACCGACTGAAAACATATTGTCTTTCGTCAGTACATATCCAAGCACCTTGTAGAAACGACGCATCCTGTATTGCTCTTTTGAAACCTTGTATGGCTTGATCTTCTTCGTCAATGGTGGCAAGCCTGCGGCAATTCGCTCGCGATCGCATTGATACCTTTTCAATACGGTCTGCCTGCGTGTCTCGACTTTCAAGTCACACTCGCGACGGACACCGAGCATATAGGCAATGGCACGAAGGCTTGACTTCTTTTTGATTCGTGTCCCAAGTGTGTTTAGGTGCTGAATCATTGCGTCAAGATCCCCTGTCGCGTAATTGTCAATGATATAATTTCGGGCCTCTTTAGTCATTATCGGTTATCGCCAGAGCCTCCTATAACTCCCCTTGAAAGTCGGTCATTCAGTTTCAGCATATTCATCTGGGCAATTTCTTCGAGTTCATAACCCAAGTCCCTGCTCAACTGCGCAACATACCAGAGGACATCGCCAATCTCCTTTGCGATTTCTTCTCGACGTGCTCCAGAAATGATGAAGTCGGCATCACGCATAGCCTTCTTGATCTTGTCTGCAACCTCGCCAGATTCGCCACAAAGACCTAACGACGTATAAAGGACCTTTGGTGTCTTTTCAATGTTACGCGTAGTGTCTGTAAAATTTTGATATTCGTTTAGTGTCATTATGTATAAAGAAATTCCTTGTTTCTGTCTATTTCGTGTTCGCACTCAATAATAAACCTTTCATCTTCTGGCGATGGCAAAGGTATTGAATAGTGGGCAAACGACCTGTTAATGAATCGGTCTATTGCAAGTGACATTTCAGCAGTATCTAATTCCGACGTGCTGCGAATGTACTTTAATTGCTCACCATTGTACGTTAAATTCCTTATGAAGATGTCTGGATTACATTCAAGTTTGAATACGTTGAGTTTAATATCGCTAACACTTTCGCCTCGAATAGCAGCAAAGTAGGAAAGCAAAAGGTGCAGATAATTATTCTGCGGAAGGGTGCGTTTCTTGCGTTGTTCGGACAGATCAACTATTGCACCTTTTGCAATCATCTTATCCAACCTTGCCTTTATTCTTGCGATATGGTATTTGTTGGAAAGATTGTACCTCATACGTTAGAAGTCTGGAATGTCGTACTGCGGTGACTGGCCAACTGCAGGTGTCGGCATCGGTTCTGGAACAGATGGCTCTGGCGCAACGCTCTTGACTACCTTGATGTCGTAGCCATTGATGGAGTTTGCGTGTTTGACGATCGGTGTACCGTCTGTATTCAGCGACTTGGAGTTGTAGAAACGTCCTTGAATCTCAAAGGTAACGGTTACTACATCGCCCAGATTGATGCCGTCGAGCATCGCGGCCTTCGCATTGTTAAATTCAATGCGTGGGAAGTTTTCGTACTCTGATCTCTGGCCCGTGTAGCGGTCATAGCCAGTGCAGTCAATATACAGGTCTCTGCGGATAAAATCCTTCTGTGGGTTTGGTTTGTACATCGGAGTGATCTCGTGTACTACACCAGTAAGTTCAAGTTTCATACTTAATGATTGTGTTGATGTTCTACGAAAATATTATTGTCAGTAATTTTGTCTCTGTTGGCCTCGATGAACTCGATAAAGCGTTCACATACGGAACGGATATGTTCGGTGGCCGCCTTGTGATCGTAGGTATAAACCTCCGAGTTTCGTGTGCCTTTGATAAGGGGACTGACTGACGAAGGTTTAGTGAGTTGGAACGCGGTAAACTCAAAACAACGAATGTTATCGACTAAACCGCTTTCGATAAGGCAATACGGGTAAACGAATCTCTGGTTGTAGTTCTGGTATTTCAAGAACTCATAACGTGAAGTGGTTTTGATGTCATAGACAACATCCCTGCGCAACTCGTCAATGAATCCGTAAAGGTTTACCAGACCATATTTCGTTTGAATGTTCGCGCTTGTGAGGACCTGTGACAGACATTTGTCGCTTGGGTTGCTTGAACCACGGCCAAAGTATTCTGCTGCCTCGCGCAAGAAGTCAAACTCAAACTCGAACGTGAATCCGTCAATCATTGCCCGTATGCCATAGACAAATGTGCCGTTTGTCATCTTCTCGAACTTGGTACGGCCACACACCTTGTTATGAATGAGGGTGTCAATGATGTCATTGAAAGCCGTGCCTTTGGACGCGGCCTCTGAAACGAACGGGACGCGATTGATCTTGTCGATAAGTTCCAGATAGCACTTTTCCTCAAATTCGGCAATGGATATTGACGGATCATCGCTCGAACCATACAACTTGTCCCAAGTGGCATCTGCGGCCAGATAGTCGCAGAAGCCATCAAGGAGTGTAGGGGAGAAGAAATATTTAGGCTGCTCCATACTTGTTCTCCATTGGGTTGAACGTAAGACCGAGTTCGGAAGCCTTCGCGTCGAGGGCCGACTTCATAGCAATCTTGCTATCCCAGATCGGCTGCACCTTCTGGAATGATTCCCAAAGTGCATTGGTCGCGTCTGCGCCATCCAGTTTGGCAATGGCTGCGTTGGCACGTTCCATAAGGATGTCATACTTTGCGCGGAGGTTGCTCTGGCTATTGAGATAGTTGTTGTACGAGTCGAATACTCCAGTAAGGAAATTGTTGTCACCTGTGATCTGGCCCTTCTCGTCGATGATTGCAGGCACCTTCATTACTGGCGGCAGGTTGCAAGCGTTCTTGCCATAGAACGCGTCCGTACCAGACCAACAGATCTCACGGGAGTAGCCATTGGCTCGCATATAGCCAACAAGGTCAAGTTCCTTGATAAGATCACCGAGGGACGAGCCACCGATCTCTGGACGGATAACACGCTTGTCACCATCCTTGTCCTCGCGTTCGTGAGCGACGAATACCAGATGCTTGCCCATAATGGAGATCTTCTTGATGAAGTCGATGAAGGCTACCTTGCGAGCACCGAAACCCTTGAGCGAAAGTGAACCGTCGCGCTGCTGATACTTTGGTTCGCGCTTCATAAGGTAGTCGGACATAAAATCCAACATCTTGCCAACGGTATCGACAACGATGGTAGAATAGGGTGCAAGTTCGTTGCTTGCCAGAAGGTCGATCACCTGTTGCCAGTTCTCAACCTGCAGGGTGTCCACTTGGTGAGCACCATTGACTCGACGAGCACCGCCATCAAAGTCGATAAGTACAGGTTTGGGTGCTGAAAGTCCGATAGTGGTCTTGCCGAGGCCCGGCTGACCGTAAATGAGGACCTTGATTGTTGCTGACGAAGTGAGTTGCGATGGTTTTTTAATTAAACTCATAATGTTTGTAAATTAAATTGTAAAAAAATTGCCTCGATACAAATTGCCAGACGGACGGACCGAAAAACGGCAAAAAGGTCGAGCGTTGATTAACACTAATGATGAATTAAGTTTTTTTAACTTGTTTTCTGGGACGGATATTCCGATAGCAGTCAGCGGCATTGATAAGGTAGTTATGCTTTTTCTCATAACGTATCACACCGCTTTCCATAAGACGTATAAGCCTTACCTCACCGCCAACGATGATCTTGGCAGCGCGGAAACTTATTGTCTTATTTTCCATTACTAACAGAAGTGAACGGAATCGGATCTCGTCTGGTGACATTGAAAATGTTTGCCTTGAAATAAAAGTAATCCTTTTTGTTTCACCATATTAGGCGACCAATTTATATTAAGGTACGCGCATATAGCATAGATCACTAACTCGTGAGTGGTATTGATACGCAACTTCCGAAAGATGTTGCGCTTGTGCGTTTTGATTGTGGAGAGCGATCGGCATAGCCTGTCGGAAACTTCCTTGTCAGTTAGGCCATAGACATACGCGTTGCATATCTGCTGCTCCACACTCGTTAGGGGTTGGGCGGTCCTGTTTTCATTTTGATACTTTTTAGGTATATAAAAAATTTGCAAAAGTCGTGTAAAGTTCTTATATTTGCCACGACAAATATTTATTCACGATGCAAAGTTACGACATTTTTTCGTAAAATGCAAATTTTTTGGCAAATATTTTTCATTATGATGTAAAAATTTTGCATAATAACGATATATGTTATAACGATGCACATAAAAATGTACCGATATGATGGAAACCAGAAAAGACAGGGTGATCAGAATTATCAAGACCCTTATGTACACTTTCGGGTATGATTCAGTCCAGAAGTTTGCCGATGATCTCAATGCGAACTATATGCAGGTCTATTACTGTTATACGGGCAAGACCACAAGCATATCGGCAGACCTCGAAGAAAAGATCATTGCCAAGTTCCCGAAGGTCAATCGCGAGTTCCTGCGTACTGGCGCAGGTGACGTCGAAGGAAACGGTGAAGAAGAAGAGGAACTTGTCATACCAGAACAGGGTGAGATAAGCGCGGCTGATATGTTCCGCTTGCTTGACAGGGTGACAACGCTGATGGAGAAACTCCAGACGCGCGAAGATTTCCTTATGCGCAAATTAGAGGAACTGAAAAGGAAGGAAGAAGAAATCGACAGCAAATTGAAGCAGTTGAATACTCGATCTATACAAAATTGTGGCTGAATTATTGTCGGGAAAATGCCTCTATTTGGTGTAATGTTCTTATAATCACTTCAATAAGCAAAACAAAGTGGAAAATAAAGAGTTATTTGCTTGGATTTTAGAACACGTTAAAAGTCTTTCCTTTAACATCGTCCACGTTGAACTCGGATGCAATCGCCCCCATATATGCAGGTGTTTGCATTGTCTAATTATTGTCGCAAAATGAACCTCTACATTGTTGTATTGCCTGCAAAGGTGCTTTCGGACGGAACGCACAAGATAAGGATAGCCATAAGCCACAATAGCGAAACCAGATACAAGGTAACTCGCTTTCGTGTGCCATCAATGAAGAACGTGCGAAACGGAAAGGTCGTTGGCAAGGATATAGATGCTGAATACATTAACCGACAACTCGGAGGAATTATCCAGTCTATGTATCGTGCCTATGACGAGATAACCGATGCGGAGTGCTATACTTGCAGCCAGTTACTTAGTTTGATTGAATCGAAGTTGAATAGCAGCAAGCCTGTGACGTTCGAGGACATTTCGGCAGAATGGTTGTCACACAAGATCAAGCATTGCAGCAAAGGCTCGCTGAAACTCTATCGCAGGGCGATTGATAGTTTCGTCGAGTTCTTCGGCCCGTCGTTTATCTTTTCTACCTTACGGCCTACACATATAAATAAATATGATGACTACCTTGTTGGATCAAATGCCTTGAAGAAGGATAAAACGAAATACCAGAGGGTGCTATCTCCTTCATCAATCAATCTTCGTATGAGCGTCTTAAGATATATTGTCAAATATGCAAAAGAACGGAAATACGTTGATTACGACATAGACCCATTTATTGACTACAAGAAAAGGAAGGTAAACGTGCGCGACATATTTTTACCTGTCGAGGTGATCCGCAGCCTGCGTGACGCAGAACTTGACGGGATAGAGAAAGTGTGTCGGGATATGTTTATGCTTTCGTTTTACTTGTGTGGCATAAATCTGGGCGATATGCTTTCGCTTGACCTGTCAAAGCCAGAGGTTTCATTTGTCAGAATCAAGACACAGGGCCACAGGAAGGATAACACATTAACCACTTTTACAATCCAACCAGAAGCCGGAACGATAATCGACAGGTATATCAAGGAAGATGGACGGGTGATGTTTGATAACAAGACAAACAAGAACACATTATCACATTTGCTCGAATATAACCTGCCGATCATCGCAAAGGAGATAGGATATGAAGGGCGGCTGATCTATTATTGCGCACGAAAGTCATTTGCCCAATATGCCAATGAACTTGGAATAAGGGAGAAGGTTATCAAGTATTGCCTCGGTAACTCGATAGACCAAAACGATATGATAACCTTCTACACAAGAACAAATAAACAAATGGCTGACGATGCAATTAGAAAGGTGTTGGACTTTGTGGCAAGCAACCTGTCGGAAGAAGAACTATTCTGAATAGTTGGCAAGGATGGTTTCGACTGCGTACTTGATAATCGGGCGAAGCATCTTGATAACATTCTGTTCGTCACCCTTCTTTGTCGGGATGGTGATGGAATCTACATTGCTTTCACCATAGAGAAGGTACACCTCACAACAATACACGTTTTTTGTTGTGTATTCGCGGAACGATATACTTGATTTGAGATTGTTGTACTTCTTGTTCATAAGAGGTTTGCCATCGACTAAAATAGTAAAATCGTGGTCGATGTACTCATAAGTCTTTTTTAGTGTTACTTTTGCCATAGTGATTTATATTTGTGGATCAAGTTGGTTCATTGTTTGGTTGAATACCTGTTGGGCAATCTGCTCGGTCTTATGATTGAGTTTGAATTGAAAGTTTCCTTTCAACAATACATATACTTCTGTTGGCGAATCGTCTGGAATTGAAATACTCGCTATCTCGCTCTTGCGGACAGTCAAACGGTCATTGAAACGAATAAAATCTTTTGTCATAATAATGGAAGTGTTTTAATGATTAAAAGAAAAAGACATTGGCGAAGGGCGATCACTTGAAATCAAACCATTGCGTAATCGTCGTTATTTAAGTTAGTAATTATAGTTATGTGATACCCTTCGCCAAGTCGGGTTGTTAGATCTTTACTTCTTCATAGGCAAAACATTTTTAAGGGTTCAACAAATTGGTTACACTGATAGAGACGCGCCATCCGTCAGGAGTAGCGAACGAAATATCTGCGGAGTGCGCACCGTACTCTATACAACTATCTTTCAATGCCGAGATAACCTCGTCAAGTAATATCTTGTCTTTATCCTCTTCCATTTTGGTTATATTAAAATATTGAAATGTCAGTAAACAACGAAAGTTGTCTGCGCTCGTTGGCAATACGGGTGTTTGCAATTTTGAAGTAATCTTCGTTTAGTTCAAAACCTACGAAGTGCCTGTTTTCGTTTATACAGGCGACACCAGTTGTACCAGAACCGATAAACGGATCAAGGACCGTCTGGCCTTCGGTTGTGCTATTACGAATAAGTCTGCGAACAATGTCAAGCGGCTTGATCGTCGGATGTCTCCAGAGTTTCTTATCCTTGTGGTTAATGAATCCGACATCATAAGTCTTTGCGTCGTTATAACTTTGTGGATGGGTGAAGCCTCCAGTATGGAAGTACAGGCAGTATTCAGTATCACTCAAATACTTGTTTGAATATGTAGGGAGAGCGTTTTGCTTATGCCAACAAATGAGTTCGTACTTGCATCCCATCTGGCCCACATAGATTCTAAAGTAGTCGGCAATCTGTGACTTGTTGCACCAGATATACGCATTGATCTTGCCGCCTTGCACCCTTTCAACCTCTTTGGCGAATGTCTCCATATCGTAGCCATTGCGCAAATTGGCATAGTCGAGTTGTTCAAGTGACTTGTCTAACTTCTTGATGTTGTTTACACTCCCACCACCTGCGGACCTGTTTATGACGTAAGGTGGATCGGTCATTATGCAGTCGATACTCCCGTCTGGTATTTGGGTGATGAGATCCTTCCAGTCGCCAAGATAGATTTTATCTATTTCCATTTCACTTTACTTTCTCTATCGTGAAGTCATCGTCGGAATACACGTCTCCGACGTTCGCGTTTTCGCACCACGCTTGAACTTCGAGCAGCCATCCCTGTTCCTGTTCGGAAGGTTTGCCGCCACAAAAGGCCAGTTCGAGACTTAATGCCACATCAGTAGGTGTAACACATTCTTCTGGAGTGCTTGGCTCTCCGTCGAAAAGATAAGTTAGAATATACATACTTTCGTCGAATTGATATTGTTTATAATTACATTTGCTCAAACAGATCGAGGACATATTGTCTTGGATTTTTTAGGTCCATATTTGGATGCAGAATTTCGGCTATTTCCTCTTTGGTCCTACACTTCTGCAGTTCTGGACGTTCAAAATATTGTCGGCAGAAGAATCCCTTTCGTGGTTCGTATTCCTCAAACCGAATAGTTTTAAGGATCGACTTGAGACCACACCACCTTGCCATATCCTTTTGCCAACGGGGGGGGGTATAGTTTGGATTGTTGAAGTCGAGATAAGGTTGGACGTGAGGATAATGCCTGTTGGTTATCATAAGAACGTCTCGCCAGTAATTGACTCTATCGTAACTTTCTTGCATATTGTCGTTTAACAGGCAATAGTAGAAGAATGTTCCCTTGTAACCATATCCCTGCATCAAGTCAGAAACACGTCGGCACGGATCTATTTGTGCCTTTGTGTCACACCCGAACCGAACGCAGGGCCACCACCTTACCTTTGCTAATAGTTTTGCTATCTCTGGTGTGACAAGTCTTGCGTCAAGTGCTTGGTTGAAATCTACCCAATACTTGTAGTGTATGATCTTTTCTATCTGTTCCAGACCATACTCTGACGCGATAATATTGTTATCCATAAGGACAAGGTGATCTCGTCTTTTACCATTGTCGTTTAGAATGGCAATATCTTCAACGTCCATATATGGCTTTATTCTTCCTTCCTTGATCGGTACGACACACCACTTGCATTTGTTCGGGCAGCCTCTGGTGAGAAAGCCGTATGCAGTCCTTTCGTCGATCCACGGATAGATAGAGTAGTCTGGTATCGCTCGGTCTATGTAGTCTGGAAGAACAGAGTGCAGATCATATCCAGTACCGCCTTTGATTATCTCGTCGGAATCGTATAAAGACCAATCGACATCTGGCTTGAATGTAAAGACCTTTGACGCGTAGATACGATCGTAATGCTTGCCTTTCTGCGCCCACTCAACTTCGTCACCTTGTCTTTTGTGGTAGCCGCTGATCTTCATACAAACCAGATTAGGGAAAGCACTCCCCCACTTCTTTGGTTGCGAATGTCCATCAACGTCGATGATGCCGATTTTCATACACTTTTATTCAGTACCTAAATTTAATCTGTAATCGGTTCTGTTCTTTCGTAGTCGTGCCGAATACCTTTAGTGTCTATCCAGTAGTCTGAAAGGATCTCCTTTACTTCGCAGATACCGCTTGGTGATTCAGCACAGACCAATGCACCGACAAAAAGATCAGTTGCTTTCATTTGGTTACTTTTTGGTTGTTAGTCATATCTCTTATCGTCCACCTCATACCTGCAGGAAAAATCCTTGCAGACGTGCGAAGGGTATTTGTTGTGAATCCAACAATATGCCTCGCCATTGAGGTGTTTGCAGTCAGAGCAATATATTTGTACTTCCTCGTCCATTTAGGGTTATAAAGCGTTAGGGTGTAAATCATCGTAGTATGCCCATTTGAAAGTATCTGAAATCCGATAAGCCCCAAATGCGTGGACGATTCTTTTTTCGTCGTGATTCCAAAAGCCAATATCAATTACACCACTCCCATCGGGTGCTATCGCACTAAAGATAACGGTTGTACTGTGGTCAGGCTCTTCGCTTGGTTTGTGCCAAATGCCCTCTATTGCCTTCTTGACAATATCCTTTACTTGGCTTTCAAGGAACAGACTTTCGCAACCATCGGTGCTATACTCGCATTCGTCGCGAGCCTCGTCGATGATTTCTTGTAACTTATTCTCAAATTGCTTTGTCATAGTTGTATTTTTAATTGGGTTATAAATCGTCCACCCATTTCGGGTGATTGCAATAAACTTTGTTGTGTAGTTCTTTTTGATGGTCGTACCACTCGCAGCAGAAGCAACCACCTGAACCTATCATATATCCAGTATGAGGACATTTGTCGTAACACACAATTCCATCAGTTCTGTATTTGAGTTCCTTCGCCATAATTGTATTTGGTTAATTGGGTTAGAAATATGTTAATCTATTATTCAAGTTCTACTTCTACCTTGAGCGTATTTTCAAGCCAGTCCCGCAACTGCAATGTTAGGTGATTTTGCAGATGTATTTTTATTTCCTGAGCTTCGCCACAGGTTAGGTTCTTGAACTCCTTAAACATACACTCCGTTGTAATGAAGCGGTATGCAAAGTTCTCGCAAAACAAATCTATTTCTCCCGTTGTCATAGTCGTATTATTTACTAAACGGTTTTACTATATTGGGGTTATAAAGCAGCAAGGGTTTTACACGTCTCCTTGCTCATATATTCCTGCCATGTCACCTTTTTGGGAAGGCGGGCAAGATAATATCTCATTTTACTTATCATCCAGTTGTCGATGTCGTAAAAACGGGTGTCGGTCTTTTCAAGTTGCTTTGTCAAGAGATAGAAGGCATTATCATAGGCATCTTGTATATCTTCTTTTGTGTGATAAGCCCTCGTACATGCCATTCGGGAATATCTATCGAAGCTTGATGCAACAAATTGTATCAATGGTCCAGAATCACCCTCAAATGCCTTCAAGAGCAAGTTCAACCCCTCTATGGCTCGTTTGGTTCGCTCCACACGGACAACGTGGTTTCTTTCTTTGCACATTTCACGAAGCTTGGCATTGAGCGCATCTCTGTCAATAGCCTTACCAGTTGGCAGGGTAGATATGACACGGAGTTTTGGTGTAACACCATCAGCACCGAAAGAAAACTGATGAGGAATCGCTTCATAGCTAACACCGAGCCTAATTGATGCAAGCAGCTTACCTATGCGAAGGGCACGAGATAGGCCATCCTGTCTAACAGTAAAAGCACCTTTAGGTGAGACTGTCAGTTTCTTCCAAGCCTTCCCGTTCCAGTTCCACCGAGGCAGGAAACTCCATATCTCCATTCGTTTCTCGTCCAGAAAGTAACCTGGGAACTCCTTTAATTCGATTAGGGAGTCTTTGTTTTCGGGAACAATCCATTTGTTTTTACTGCACATAATCCACTTTCGTACCTTTGTAATTTATATTTATGCTTTTTATATATGTTTCAATCTCTTCGGCAATAATCTTCGCCTTGAGGTTTGAGCAATGAGAACGAATTATGTCGGCAAACTTTTTCCCTTCCATTCTTCCCTTGCCTCGAATAAGGAAGCCAAATATGGCTATGCCAAATATGATAGTATCTCTATCCATAGTCTTGCTGCTTTAGGGTGCGTTATGTAATAGGGTTATAAAAATGCCATATCGGTGTTGATTACCGCATTGCTACTAAGGTAGGCTAACGTCGATTCGAACGCCGTTCACACCCAGCATCGTCCACAAATGCTTAAAGCCGACCTCATGCAAGTAATATGAATATGGCTTTGGGTTAGAAAGCGACAAGGTCTTCAACGTATGCCCACTTTGCCACCTCGCTCATATATCTTTGATGCTTGTGGTCTTTCGAGAAGTCCTTTGTGTCTTTGTGATAGAATCCAACCTCGTGCAAAATGGCATCAGCCGTATCCCACTCATAAAAGACTTCCTTGTCCTCGTCTGGTTCTTCGCTTGGTTTGTGCCATACGCAGTTTCTCTGCCACTTTGCGCCATCAATGAAAGCATCTCTAACAGATGCAATTTCATCTTCGTCATAGCCTACCTCTGCATAGCCTTGGGCATAGCACTCGGCTTCATTTTCAAGTTCTTCTATGAATTTCGCCATATATTGTTGGGTTAAAATTGAGTTAGTTTTCTTTATTGATAAATTCTTTTACCTCGTTGGAAGAGAACTTGAAATCTTCACACCATTGTTGCAAGCACATTAAAGCAATTTCCTTACCAACTTCTTTTTCGTACAATAGTCTATCTATGAATCCACCCGTTGTATATCCATCTGGTGATGTAGGGAATGGCTTATTGTTATCTTTGTAGTTCTTTATGTAGAGTTGAGCATTGCTTCGGTGGAGAGCAATTTCATCCATCAACATATCATAATCTATCCAGTTACTCATAGTCTTTCAGTTTTTTGCACCCTTGATGCTTTAGGGTGCTAATTGTTAGAGGTTATTTTCGTTATCTGTGGTTACTTCGATCGAAATGGGATTGGTGTCAGCACATCGCATACCTTCGTTAAATCCTTTCTTTGCGTATTTGTTAGCGTGATGGATGGCAGACTTGATCTGTTCCTCGGTGTAGCCGTTGTTAGTCATAGATTCTTTAATGCCTTCGCGAAGATCGTCCAGAAACTTTCGTCTCCACTTGTTGCGGTTTCTCTTTGCTATGGCAGCCTCGGTCAAGATTGGTGGGTGACTGCACTTGACGATCCGCTTCACTTGATCCTCGTCGAGGTGGTGCTTACATTCGTTGCATACCCACGAGCCAACCGTGCAGTCTTTACCGAACGGGCAGGGTGTCGGGAACTCGTTTCCTTCTTCTTTGTAGTCGTATTTGATTTTCATAGTTGTTTTATTGAGTTATTAAAAAAGGGAAGCGAGGGCAGAAAACCCGCGATTTTGTATTAGCCTATGAAACTACAAATGCCCTCGCCTCACCTGTTCTTTTTCAATTTCGTTTGGAAATATTTTTTAGAGTATTCTCTGTGCAAATAACGGAGACGATCTGCGTTCTTTTGATAGTACTCTTGTGCTTTGCGTTTGCGTTCAAACTGCGGAAGGTAGAAGGTTTCATCATCTTCTGTTCCGATAACACTTTTGGTAGCCATTACACACCTCGTCTTTCCTCGGCATATCGCCAGATCATTCCGTCGAAGGTCTTTATCAAGCCACGAATACAACGGGAGACAGAAGTCGCGCTATGTCCGTCGCGGCTTGCGGCCCTCATAGATTCATAGTACTTTACCACGTTGCCGTTAAGGTCCAGACTTTCGATCGGAAGGCCGGGCCGACCAGACTGGCCTTTGTAAGGTGTGATGTGAGCCTCCTTGTATCTCTGGGAGTGCCACCATTCAAGATTAGAGGCACGGTTGTCTGCAAGGTCTCCGTTCTTGTGATGAACATATTTGCCCTTGTCTGGATTGGGGACAAAGGCGGTAGCGACAAGGCAGTCGATGCAACGGGCCGTGTTCTTATACTTTAGATCGCAGATATATTTTCCTTTTTGTGTCTTGTATGGTCTTACAAACTTGTTGTCCCTTACACAAAACACCTTGCCATCGGCAGTAACGATATACTCGCCATCGAAAATCTGTTTGCCTTCTGGTATCATAATTCGTCTTTATATGTTTTTAGTGACTTGCGTCTGTTGTAACAAGAAGATCTTGTGTCGATAATGCGGATCAGAGGGATGGTGTCGGACCATCCACAAGGGAACTGGGCCGTTTCGTAGCCATCGCGCTTTTCCTTTCTGAACTGATAATTTATAACCTCAACGAAGTCGCAAAGTGCATCAACGGTGTCGGACACTCTATGAATATTCTTTGTTTTCCCGTAGGTGCTATCGAACACCTCAAACTGGAGTGACTTGCAAACCTCTTCGATTCTGGTAATTTCGTGTTCGTTTGGATCACGTCCTTCGCGTTGCTTGATCGCGTCGAGAAGAACATCTTTCAATGCGGTAAGGTTGCCAGACATAATGTTGGCAAGGACCAGACAGGACTTGGATAATAGTTCTGCGGCTTCTTCTGAGAACTCGATCCAGTAGTAAGTTTTAGTTTTGGTTTTCTTCTTCATTGAGCGTGGTGTATATAATATCTGCAAGTGTTTCGATAGACTTTGGGCTTATCACCCTGTCGATCGTCACCTGCGTCTTTTTTACCTGTATCAAAGTCTGGAACGGAAAGACCGTTATCACGAAATGCTTGAAGCCTTTGCTGAAAGCATAGAGATAAGGATCTTTTTTATACCCTTCCTTAACGTAGGGAGTTAAGTCCATAGAAAATGTTTGCTCTAATTTTTTTGCAAAGATACGCAAATATTTTGCAAAATGCAAATTTTTTGGTAAAAAATTTATTATTATATATAAAAATTTTATTTTAATAGGCAAATAGAATATAATATAATTTATATAAATATATTTAATATATTATTTATTTTATTCTCTTTGTGGAATTGTTTTCAAAACAATTCGATTCTTTTACAAACAATTCCAGATATATATAAGCAAATTGTTTTCAAAACAATCAAATAGTTTTTGAAACAATCGGATTCTTTCGCAAACAATCGAATAGTTTTGAAAACAATTCACTTGTAACAGGATTGTTTCAGAAACAATTTTTACTCACGATACCAGTCATACAAGATCCCGTTCTTGTATCGGCAGCACACGTTTGAAAGGCCGCTGATATGGAAACGCTTACCATCTGGAAGATATACTGGGTAGAGTGCAGAACAGAAGTGGAAGTAGGCATCGCCGCACTTCTTACCATCTGATGGACTCCACAGGCGAGTGTCACAACCGAAGTAAAGATTACTTGGTGTCATCTTCATTCCATTGCTATTGACGATATACAGGCCTTCTACCTTCATTTCTTTTAGTTCCTTGATCGTCTGGAAAGGTGTGTCTGGTTCGTGAGACCGAACTGCATAACTATATCTTTCCTCGTTGTCGGCATAGTCTCCATTGACTTTGATGGTGCGCTTGATCTGTTCCTTGTAGTGGTTGGCTATCTTCTCGGCCAGAGGAAGAAGGTGATTGTTCTTGTAGTATCTGGTAAGTCGGCCCAACTGTCCTTCTACCATACTGATCGACTTGTTACGGAATCCATTGTCATCGAAGGAGTGCTTGATAAGGTATTCAAGCATAATTGAATCGACACCACGCAAGGATGCTTCGTGAAGGATCTCCCGTGCAATGCGTTCGCTCGGCAATTTCATATACAACAACTTTTCTGCGTCGATATGATAAGGATTGCCAGAATTGTCTGGCTTGCAAAGTGGGATGCAGCAGGGGTGACGGAAGTTCTGTCGGCCAATGGGCCAGACTGAATAGTTATAAGGACATTCCTTTACATACTTGTAAACGCGTATCGACCCGTAGAAGTTTTTGTCAATGATATTTTCCATAATGCCTTTAGTGTTTAATTGTGAATACTCGTTTTATGTTGCCTTGATACTGGTAATCGGTTTTGTCACCGTGCAAGGTCTTGAAGATCGCAAGTGCTTCTTCTGGATTGTGTGCGCGAACTACAATGTTCTTCGGATATGCTTGGAAGGTGTACTCAAACACCGCAGAAAAAGACACTTCGCATTTGATGATGTCTGTCGGCTCGTTATCCTCGTCGGAAAGAAAGACATTGACATAACCCTTCATCGTGAGGTATTTCCCATTCTTGATGATGTTGATTTCAAACAGGACCTTCTGGCCGTTGATCATTTTCTCGCGAAGAAAGTAGGCATAACCTTCGTCTGGATAGTTTCGATCAAGTTTGTCGGTCATACAATCCTCGACATACTTCTGACCCTTGTACTCGAATTTTGTTGTTATAAGTGATACCATATTACAGATAGTTTGGTTTGCAGATAAGTACGTCTCCGACAATAAAGTCGGTGAACATTTTTGAATTGTTGCGAAGGATCTCTGTTGCCTGTTCGTTTACTGGAAGGCCGTAAAGTTTGCCATCCTCATTTACAACCATAACAGAGCCATCGGCGAGGTCGATACTTTCAATATAGCCACCTACGAATCCTTGCAATTCAGCAAGCGAAAAGGATCTGCCGTTTGCAGGTGTGACTGGCAAAGAAGTACCGTCGTGCTTGTAGAGTGTTGCTTTCATATCGTTCTGGAGTTATGGGAGTGCCGAAGCACCCCCGTTGATTACTCGATGCCGCCAATGCCGTGCAGCCACTTGTTGTACTTTTCGGCAATGGGTAGTGTTACAAACTTGTCGTCGTAAGGCCCGACCTGTTCCCACGATTCGTGACAAGGATAGATATATACCTTGTGCTTGTTGGATAACGTGACCTTGATAGCACGACGCTTGACTTGGTTCTGATACAGAAACTCAATCTTCTTAATCTTCGGTTTCATTATCGGATCGTTTTGGAAAGTTCCTTTACATAATTGACAATCGCTGAAGGTGTCTCAAAGAGAACACCTATCGTTTCGTCCTCGGACATAAGATAATCCTTGCCATCACTTCTGATAAATGAGTAGATGACGTTGTGACTTGTGCCAGACATCTTTATTTCTATCCTTACACTTATCGCAGTGACCTCATAAGTGATAATCTGATTATCGTGAAGGCGATAAAGTTTCTGGCCGAGATGATACTTTGCGTTTGTTTTGACAATCATAATGTTTAAGTTTTAAGATCCATACATCCAACCTATACCTCTGTCTGTGCAAGGTGTAATATCGCTAACAGATTTTGGCTTAAGGTAATATTCGGTATTGTAACCTCTTTCGTAGTGTACCGAGTAGCAAAAACCAACGGCCTTGAAACTCATTCCTTGCCATTCGTGATTTTCGTAATACTCGTTTGCAATCACACTTTGCTCGTCTGACAGGCTGATCCTTTCGTATCGTGCCTGTGCCAGATAAGGCTCGCCAGTAACGAAGAACTCATCTTTGTAACAACCCTGCGCCTCGAACTTCCTGTATTCGTCGGTGATTTTCTGTACCTCGGCTTTTAGTTGTGCAAATTTGTTCTGGTATTCTTCTTCGGTTTCACACTCATAATAAGTTGTGTCGTAATGTTCGCTATTCCAGTAGGAGTTACTTGTCTGGTGAATACGATATATTACTTTCATACGCTTATCGTTTTGGAGTTATCTCATAGGCCCACGGGTAATTATACCAATGATTCCAAGAAGTGACCTTGATGTCGCAGGGAATATCCTTGATACCTTCGCGCAGCCAGTTGTCGAAGTCAGCACCATAGAAGGTTTCGTATTCGTTGAACACCTTGACCTGTTCCCCGTTCTGGAGATCTTTGCGGAGAAGTTCCAGTTTGTCATTCTCCTTGCGCATATAGTGTTTCTTCATATTGTTGCAGTTTAGAACATATCACTTTCAGACAATTCACAGAACACAATGGCCACGTCACCGATAGACTGGATGATCTCGAAGTCCATAGTATAGAAACCCTTGCCGAATGAGTGGAGACGGAGTTTGTCAAGAGCCTCGGCCTTGCTGATGATCCTCGTGTTTGCGCCCTTGTAGGCGAAACCATAACGGAAGGCGCAGGGGCGGTCCTTGTCGATCCAGTCACTTGCAATTTTAGGCTTTGTTTTGAAAGCCTCCTGTGCAACGGCCAACGCGACTTTGAGGTCCTTTTCCTTCTCGATTAAAGCACCGTCGGTATTGAACTTATACTCCTTGTTGTTGATAGACACGATGCAGACCTTGCCGCCATCGCCATCCTTCCAGTCGGAGATAACCGCATCAAACCACTTGTCGGTAACAAGGTTGTCCTTAAAACTTTCGCGAAGGTAGATAAACGAGTACCGGCTGTTCAACATAACCTTCAACAACGAAGGAAGGCTGCCACACCATCCACGGCCAGAGTTGTAGTCAAACTCGATATGGTTGTATCGATAGCGGTGGGAGTGGCCTAACAATCGCCCTTCCTCGACAAAGATCTTATCAAACCAGATGGTCGAGCAAAGTTGATAGTGATAACCAGAGTACTGCGACCAGTTGTAATAGACGAGGTTATATTTCTTGAGCACTTTAACGATAACGAAATACCCGTCGCAGTAGTCGTAAGGATCACGATGGAACGGAACAGAAAAGTCGTTTACACCTTTCTCGTTTGTCTTGTCGAGGTATTCACGGAACAACAAGTCTTGCGTGTGTCCCTTCTCGTCGAAACACGAAAGGAACTTTTGTATCTTTGATGGACGTGCCATAATGTTTTATTTTGTGTGGAGGTGGTTGGCCTCCCCGATACCTTAATTTAAGTTTGTAATAAGATAGTCGATTTCGTTTTGATTGAGTGTCAAACCATTTTCGTGCTTATAGAGAATGATATTCCTCAATCCCCAACGGACCACAAGGACATCATAAATATCCTCTGGAGTGCCGCACGGAGGTAGTGTGCCAATAATATCCTTGCAGAGTTCTTCAAACTGACGCTCATAGAAATTACTATTGAGCATAAAGGAACAACCGCTTTCGATGGCGAAGTCATTACGGATGTTATCGCACATTTGATCGATGTCGGAAGGCGAGAAGAACTGGCCGAAATAAGTGCCGTTGCCTTTTAGTGACTGGAGGATAGATATTTCCTCGTCTTTAGTCATTACCTTTTTATTTGATACTTTTGGCATAGTCGTTAGAGTTTGAGAAGTTTGTCGATCCAAGTCTTGCGGTCCAGAATGTCTGTGATGGCCGTATAGCACTTGCCCGTTTCATTGATACGAATATACTGCGCGTGGAAGGTAAGTGAGTTCGGTTCGCTGCAGAAGAACATACTATATTTGTCGTTCTGAATCCAACGCAAAGGAGGCAGGCAATCGAGTGCATCGTAAAACTCCTTCTCGGTTATCTCCATAGGTTCTTTATCCAAAAACCTTTCCTTCTCCTTTGCAACGTACATTTCAAACGTGACTGCCAGAAAACCTGCGGCAAGGATAGCCAGACAAGTATCAATACGGCTCTGCCAGTAACTTGCGTTCTTCGGGAAGTTCTGTTTGTGGCTTTTAACCAATTCAAGTTCCTCCTCGTATGCCTTCCTTGCGGCAACAAGATTTTTCTGTGCGTCCTGTTCCTCGCAAGAGGTGTAGATCGAATTGTTATATAAGTTGATGATAAAAAGTCGTGACATATTTTTCTGTGGTTTTAAAGTTTCAATAATGCGTGATTGTACTCACCTGTAAATAACGACTTCCCGTTATTTATCCAGACATAGCCATAAGGCGCAGTGGTAGCACCCTTGCATACCTTCCAACCGTCTGGCATCTTATCCAGCACCTCAACCCCTTTGGATTTGAAGTATTTGAGCATCATTTCAGTTGCAGTCATAGTTACTTAAGTTTTGACAAACGGCCACCGAACTTAACGAAGTGGAGTTTGTTGTTAATATAATTGATGTCGGCCTTGAATTTGTACGTTCCATCTTCTTGCTTGTATGGATCAAGTACGTTCCTGTGTGAAAGCGTCTTGTAGAAGTGCAAGCCTGTGGAATCAGTCATTTCGGCCTTGATGATAAGTTCTCCATAAAGGTTTGTGTCGTTGAAGATACGCAGCAACTTTCCTGTGAAGTTGTATTTAGTACCCACGACGATATTGTTCTTCTCACAGATAGAAGTGAAGTCGGAAACGGAATCTTGATAACCCTTGACCGCGAAGTAGGCAACGAAGATCTCCTGTTTGATGATATACTCGTTCTTGACCGCGTTGATCATCTTCTGGTTGAGGTTCGGTTCATTATCGTAATTCAGACCACCTTCGAGTGTGCCGATAAAGGCAAAGACCTTGCTGATATAGTCCTCATCGATAACAAACTCCTTTTTGTTTTCCTCGATGAAGTACAGAATATCGTCGAATGTGCCACTTTGCTTTGAATGACTATCAAGCCAGATGGTCCTTTTCCAAGTCCTGTTCTTTTCGTCTGCGTCGTAGAACGCTTTGCAGATCATTATTGCACGTTTGAAGTCGAAAGCCGCGCTCCAGTGGTGCTGCGGAGGACACCAACCGCCTCCGATCCAATCTTCTTCATCGCAGCCGCCAAAGCGTACAATAAAACATTCGTGAAGGTCGAGGATAATGTTTGAAAGGTATTTGCCTCCGTTGATCATCTTGTTTACACAGGACGAGCCTACCTGCATCCACTTTCCAGTTTTGATATTATAAAGGATGTGGGCCTCGTTTCGTTCCCTGTCGTGGCCGCAGCAGTCACACTTGGAATATTCCAGACCGAACTTTTTAGGCATATCCTTGAAGAGTGTGCTATCGGCCATTGTTACCAAGCTTTCCAGATAGTAAACACTTGCGACAAGCCGCCACTCTCCTTGCTGAATTTCCTCGATGGTCACTTTAACGGCATCCAGTTTGCGTTTGGTACATTCCCTTTCGCGGCCATCCTCGCTGATGAAGATAGTGGTAGAAACCTGTGTCACCTTTTCCACGTCGGAGTAAGTGACAACTGGCTTGTGCGTGAACTTCGCAAACATCTTATTGATGCGCTTTTTGCAAAGTTCGAGGTTGGTTTTCGCAATATAAAAAGTCATATAAATAAAATATTGAAGAAAAATTTGGAAGTTAAAAACAAATGCAGTATATTTGCAGCGAACAAATAGAAATAAAATTAAATTGTAAATTCGGCAAGCCTGCCTGTGAAGGTCGGCTTGCCTCGTTTATTTACAAGTTAATGATGTCCCACTTTTTGCTCACATCTATCTGTCGCTCAAACTTGATATTGTTTGTTTTGTATGCACGTCCGACGAAGGTGATCACACTTCCAACTTGTGTGAGTTGAATCGTGCAATATCTTGGCAGGCCCTTTACGAAGTTTGAAATGCAGTCGCAAAGGATTGCGTTTCGATCGTCCGAAAGAAGATCTTGCTGCCAGATCGTCGAGCAATTTGTGTCTGGAGAAATCATTGAACCTGTCCTTCTGTGAAGGACCTTGTTCATTCTTACAAAAGAATCTTGAACCATCCTCGTATATCTTCTATTGTCAGCCTTTTCGACGGTTTTGGTTTTGGTTTTGTGAAGTGGCGCAATAGCCTGTACAAACAAAATACCACGCTCGCAATCGCGAAAAGGAAGATGTTAATAATTATCATCATACGCGTTTAACTTCTATTACTGGAAGTTTGACTGCCTCGGCAGCCTCCTGTTTGTTGTTCGCGAGGACAGGTTGAACAGAAGTGCTGCCGTTTTCGTCAAGATACCATACGTTAAAAAGGACTTTACTCATAGTTGGCAGGGCTTACACCCTTGTAGTTAGTCAGTACATAATCGAGAAGTTTGTTCTGGCAGGTCTTGTCGAGGTAACAGAACAGACGATTGAAGTCACGTTCATAATTGATCCACTTCGAGAAGATGTGCTTTCCCAGATTGTCCCCATATATCTGTATGAACATAGACAAGGGATCTGGAAAGTTATAACAGAAGTAAATCCAGTTTGCAATAGCGGCCTTGTTATTCATACGTTTAGAGTTTGATGATATAATACTCGCCATTTTTCACGTCATCCTCGGTCATGCACCGAGGCATAAGGATTGCCTTGCTCTCGCCGGCGAAGGTGAGGACCGCGCGATCTGGAGACTTGATATAAACTTCATTCGTGCCGACGTGCATCATAAACTTAATAATGCACTCAAAGCGTTCTGCAGAAAGATAGACCTGTCCGATGTGTACGATCATTTGGTCTGTCCATCTTTTCTTCTTGCCGCAGTCTTGATAGACCTGTGCGCGAATGTCATTCAACTGGTCGAAGAACGAATCGAAGTCGATGGTGTGAGTTGTGTACTCCTTCTTGTCATATACAGGCATCACCTTCTCATAACGTGGATAACGGCCTTCGATAGTCTGACCTTCGCGACCGATGATCTTTCCTTCAAGCGATTCTTCGTAAGGTTCTTTTAGCATCATAAGCAACTTTGCGTCGGATGCCACCTTGAAACCTTTGTCGTGCAAGATACCGTTCATAACAGGGCGCAATGGATCTTTTGCGCAGAAGTCCCAGATAGAAAACTTGGTTGAGGTCTTGCCGCAGGTCTCGGCACGGATAGCACTTAAAAGATAGTTGGCTGCCTTTTCGTTACAATCGACGTCGAAAGACTCCTTGCAAATTTCCAGAGCCTTGCGGATAAGGTCTAATGTTTGAGGTTTCATATTGTTTAATCGGTTTTTAAAGTTTTTGGTTTTGTGTTATATAATATATATCGGACTGCGGCCTCGGCCCGTGAGGATGCCCACACGATGGCCTTGACATCCTCCTTCAAACTACTGGCCCACCCTTTTAGATAGGCCGCAGAGTTCATAAACACTCTTGGGCTTGTCATACCTGCGATGGTGTAGAGCATAGCCGCGCCAAGTTCTGCCACCAACTCCTCACGCGAGTAATTTTCGCGCATCATTGTTGCACCGTCCTTTCGATCGCACCTGTCGGCCCTCATCGTCGAGTGGACGAGTTCGTGAAATGTAGTGGAATAATACTCTTGAGGATTTTTGGAATATTGTTTTAGACAAGGAACGCAAACAAGATCCTGTGAAGGAGAATAGTATGCACGATTGGACTTCTTCGATTCAAATTTGAGGTGAGGATTATTGCTCAAGTAAGTGTCGATAATCTTCTCGCCCTCTTTAATAGGTTCAACGATCATCTTGTCTGTGTCCTTGATCTTGGTCTCGATGCCTTCAACGTCGGAGATGTGGTACACGTTATAATACCTCAAGATCGGTATGCGTACAACCTTTTCGGTTTCTTCGCCATCTTCGTTAGTGTACGTCTTTTTGTATTCACACTTTTTGGAGAACACTACCATCCCAGCCTTCGCACCTTTGCGAATCTTTCCGTTTCGGTCCTTGATCTGGTTGAACGTCAGCCATTCTCCTTCGCGCTGAAGAAGCATCTGGTTCAAAAGGCTATAAGGTTCACGGGACACATAATTTATTGCCCCGTCCAGAACTCCTGTCCACGGCCTTGACCACGGACAAGTGCCGGCCTCGATCTGTTCGAGGATCTTTTCTGTAACGATTTTGTAAACGTCCATATTACATATAGTATTTGAATGAGTGTGAGTCACAATATGCATAACGATCGTAATCTTCCTTGAAAATGAAGTCACACTTCCCGTTATCAATTAAATGTTTGAGTGTCTTATCCAACAGATCACAGGCATCGCCCTTGATGCTGCGAGGCTTGTTGCCGAAGATGTGGAGACAATCGGCCACGAACTCCGTGAAGTCGAATCGCTGAAAGTTGTTTGCACCAAGAATCTTTACTCGGCCATTTGAAGTGATTGTTATAATCTGGTTGCCCTCAAGCATCGCGAGAAACCTTTGGGCGAAAAATTCTTTATTAAGCATTTTGGTAAGGAGTATTAAATTGTAAATAACTGGCAGCCATTACTTACGATCCCTCCTGTGGCAATGATACCACGGGACACGCAAATAATAACGAAGGACTTGGCGAGGTCTGTGGGGACCCAGACTGCACCATATACCTTTATTTGATTAACAAGTGTCGTAAGCATAATAATGTCTTTTTAGTCTGGATTATTTTAGTGACGCTTTAGAGGTAGAAGTACTGGCCAGTGATAACTCCGCTTTCATTCATTGCGTATGCACCGCCAGAAGGATAAACCTCGTGGTCGTTACAATAGGTTACAAACTCCTCGATCTCGTTAGAGTCGATATTCACACTCTTGTTTGCCAGAAGGCTATTCATAAGTTTATTGAAATGAAGCATATCAAATGAAGTGCCGAGTTTCACGGCAACTGTCCTTTGGCCGTTCTATTTGGGTGAAGTTACTTTTTAGGTTCGACGGGAAGGAGTACAAAATAATGTCGGCCACCTGCCTGCGGCAAGGTAGAAAACAGGAGTTCGCAAATGTCTTTGAAAAGCATTTGTGGTCTGTTATGCTTCTTTGCGTCCCTTATCGCGTCGGCAATTCTGAACTTTGCAGGCTGCCAGAAGGTGTCGATCGTGCCTGTGGTATTAAGTGCAATTTCGTAATTCTGGCAATATAGGTCTTGTGCCTCCGATCTGGAGACCTCCTTGAAGGCCACGTTATGCTTTTTGCTCACCTGCGCGTCGGCAAGTGAAGTGCATTGATCATTTGTCCTCGGTTCTTTAAAACCGAAGGAATAGAAATTTGAAGAAGTCATGTCTGGAATATTTTAAAGGTGCTTTTAGGTCTCAAGGAAGAAGCCATCCTCCTCAAATGAATATAAACGTCTGGCCTCGGCCTCGGTGATCTCGCCAGAGGCGATGGCCGCGTCTAAATACTCGCGCAGATCATTCAACGCGGAGATCTTTTCTTCGTAGGTGTAAGCCATATCTGGAATATTTTTTTGAGGCCCTTTAAGGGCCGTGATTATTTTGGGACGGCCTTTAAAGGTTTGCCGTCCCGTCGTGCCTTTCGAGTGCCGTGCCTTTACGCACGCGCGAGGAACAATAAAAAAGGCACCCGTCGTTTTGACGGGTGAGCCAGATAGGGAAGTAAGGTTTTGAAGTTTTATGCCACGCTTGCCATCTTTTCGATTCTGGCATTTGCGGCCTTCTTGCCTGCAAGACCTTCGTTAATCTGTTTGCCGATCGTTCTGAGTGTGCCGAGGTTGAATACATTTGCACCCTTCGCCAGTTCGATGGCTATCATTTTGCCATCTTCACGTTCACCACACACGATGATGTTGCCTTTTGAATCGCGACGCAGGCCCACTATTTCAGCCTTTACCTTCTTGCCCGTTTTGGGCTGAGTAAACTCCGTGGCGATCGAGTCTGTGAAGGTAACGGCCTGCACGTTTTTGTTGTCACAGGTTTTGATGATACCTTCTGCCGTGTTCTGTGCGTATCGAGCCTCGTCGGACACTGGCTGCACGTCGTTTTTAGGTTCTGGCTTTGCGTTTGCCATATTATCCAGAACTTCTGCGCAGGTTTTTGTTGCAAAATATACGTCCGAGGCTTTACGGGCCTTTTCGTCGGCGGTGAAGTAAAGGGTGTCGTTATCAATACTTACCGAAACGATGGACGAGGCCTTTTTGCCGATGGTGCAGGCGATAGGTTTTGCAAGGGTGCAGCCTTCACCGATCTTGACCTTTATGGCATCCAGAATATCGGCCTTCTTGACGGGTGCAGGGGTGTCGTTTTTAGGTTCATTTGCCACGGGTGCAGGTTCTGGCTTTGTTTCAGCCACGGGTGCAGGATTTTCGACGGGTGCAGGGGTATTGTTTACAGGTTTATTTTTGGGGGTATTTTTACGGCCCTTTTTAGGGGTGACGGGTGCAGCAGGTTCTGGCTTTGAAACGGGCGCAGGTTCATTTACGACGGGCGCAGGATTTTCGGCCTTTTCGGTTTTGGCCTTACCACGGGAAGCCTCCTCAAGGGTGATCTGGCCAGACAGGTATGCCAGAAGTGCTCCTACAGACTTGAAGATGGTTGTTTGGCCGTTTTCGGTGCAGGTGACACGTCGGCCTCCGTTTTTAATATCCTCCTTTTGACTCCAGACACGGCCCTGCAGATCGCGAGCCTCCATCAAAATATGGTTATTGTCTGGCATAGACCAAGACACGTTTGCCTTTTTAACGGCATCGATGGTGAAGATCATCTTGAAGTTTGCGGCCTCCTTGCGTAAGGTGTCCGAAATAGGGCTATTTGCGATAGTATCCAGAACGGCCTGCACGTCGGCCTTCACGGGTGTATTATTTACACGCTTTTTAGGTTCTGGCTTGGCAGTGGTGACGGGTGACGAAACGGGACGCTGCACGGGTGCAGGTTTTTCTGTCGCGGAGTTTTTGGGTGTCGTTTTAGGTTCTGGCTTGGGGGTGTCGATCACCACGGGCGCAGCATCGACGGGACGGGCCACGGGTGAGAAGTCGATCGTCACGGGTGACGGGACGGGACGGGCCGCAGGCTCTGGCTTTGTAACGATCTGGCGATTTTTCACGATGGCGAACAAATAACCGCAAACGGCTGCCAGAATTACACACACGAAAGAAACGATGGATAAAATAACGTAGAACATAATAAAAAAAATTAAATTGTAAATAAATAATGTTATATAAAAACGTGTCGATCATTTTCGACGGTGCAAAGATAGATATTTTCAAAATGCGCTCCAAATTTTTTTGCAAGAATTTTGCAAATTTGTCGAAAAAAGCAAAGAATTTGATAAAATAGTATCACCCACGGGCAAAAAATACGCAAAAAACGGGCAAATTTGGGGAAAATCTGGCGAAAATCGGGCCGTTTTGGGGACGTTTCGACACGTCCCGACACGTCCAGAACTCGTCGCGCGACCGTATCTCGTTGAATTTCAGCGAGTTACAAAGGAAGTTTTGTACAATAAGGTATAAGGTCGGGTGTGCCGTGGGTGACGTGTGCCGACGTGGGCCGAAATTTGCAGATCATACGGGCCGAAAATCTGGCAAACGTGGGCCAGAACCTGCCAGAAACAGGGTGTAAAATCGTACAGATCGGACGTGCTGAAACGACAAAAGGACGCGTACGAATTGACACTCGAAGGAGTAAAATCGTACAGGCCTCGGCAGGTCTGGAGGCCGACACCCCCCCCACACGACGGCCCTCGACAGGGGGTTAAATGCCCCTCCACGTCCGAAAACTCGTCGAATCCCGATTTTTCGTCGTGCGTGGGGGTTCTGTTTCAGCTTCGTCGGTCTTTTGTGTGGATATTGTAAGGCATACAATAAGCAGCCCCTTGGGGGGCGCGGCTTGAGGGGGGATCTTTCTTTCTTGTGGGGGTAAAGAATATATATATATCAATAGGGGGAACTTCTTTCTTTCTCTGGATTTACATAGATGGGTAAAATTTTTACATCAAAATATTTGGAGATTCGGGAAAATATGCGTATCTTTGCAGCGTTCTTTTATGGTAATTTGAGTGTGTGTTTATCTTGCATTGAATTTTCTTCATAGTGCGTCGTGAGACGATATTTGTCATGCAATTCTTGAACTTTTTAAAGTGTTTTAAGGTTAATTGTTTATCTCGAAGGAAACTGCTTCCGTTGCGAAACGGGGGCGGTTTATTTTTTTTTCTGGACAAAATATTTGCATTTTATGTAAAATAGTCCTATCTTTGCACCGACCATTTTCTTGACACCAGAAGGTTTTTAGTGGATGATTTTTCCTTCTGGGTGCAAATCCAAAGTTTATCGGCAAGGCTCGTCGCGATGACGGGCCTTCGTTGTTGACGGGCCTTTTTGTGCGTTGTTGGTTATGTTTGTCGTGTGGGGTGGGTTACGTTTATGGTCTGGGGATGGTTGCGTTTCGTGTGATGGCGATTACAGGCCCGTATTTCGATTTTGACGTGCATTTCACGGCATTTTATGGTCTGGATAGGGAAATTATCGTCTGGGTTGAAAATTCGCGTCCTGTGGGCAAAATTGATTATAGGGGGTGGGTTGTGTTTACAAAAATGGCCTACCTTCACAGGCAAGCCATTCGTTAAGCAAACATTTTCTTATTCACCTTACGAGAAGGATTGAATAGAAAAAGTACCGCAAAAATAACGCTTCTCCTTGCAAATGAAGATAAATTTACATACTTTTTCGTGTTTGTGCAAAAATTTTTCATCATTTTTTTGGAAAGTACAAAATATTTACCTACATTTGCAGCGTTAAGCAAACATTTTTCTTATGAAAGAATTTTATCCGATTAAAACAAGTGTGATCCCACTCTCGTTGATAGACGAAAACGAGGGCCAGATTGATGGTGTCCCTGCCAATCCACGATTCATAACCGATGAGAAGTTCGAGGACCTTAAAAAGTCCATAACGGACGATCCAGAGTTTATGAGCCTTAATCCGTTGAAGGTCTATCCCCTTAACGGCAGATATGTTGCCATTGGCGGCAATATGCGAAGAAAGGCGATGGAGGAACTCGGTTACGATCACGTCCCCTGCATCGTATTCAGCGAAGATACACCGCCAGATGTCCTCAAGGCCAGAATTATGAAGGACAACTACGGCTATGGCGAATGGGATAAGACGATGCTTGCCGAGGATTGGGATATGGCCGACCTCGAATCTTGGGGAATGGACGACCTCATTGACTTCAACGTGGAAGATAACGTAGGCGGTGACGAGCCACCGAAGGACGTTGAGATCAACGAAGGCAACGTAGAGACCAGAGTGAAGAAGGGCGATGTCTGGGTTCTTGGCAATCACAGGCTTATGTGCGGTGACTCTACCGATCCTAACGACGTGGCCGTGCTTATGGACGGGGAAAAGGCCGACCTTTGTTTCACCGATCCACCTTACGGTGTGGCGATAGGTGACAAGAACAAGGTGAAGAACGATGGCGGCATAACGGAGAACATTATGAATGACACCCTCGGCAACGAGGAGTTGGGTAATCTCCTTGTGGCTGCGTTCAACAATATCCGCGAAAACTGCAAGGACGATGCTTCATACTATGTCACTTCTCCACAGGGCGGTGATATGCTATTGTTTATGCAGTCAATGAAGGACGCTGGCCTTCCAGTAAGGCATATCCTTATCTGGCTGAAAAACAAAGCCACATTCTCGATGTGCCGACTTGATTACGACTATCAGCACGAACCTATCCTTTACACTTGGACGAAATCGCACCATTGCTACAAAAATGGTGAGTTCAGAACAAGCGTCTGGGAATACGAGAAGGTGATGAAATGCGCACTTCACCCGACTATGAAGCCGATTCCGCTTGTCATCAACTGCATCAAGGACAGCACGAAGGAAAAGGACCTCATAATTGACCTGTTTGGTGGTAGCGGTACAACGATAATGGCCGCAGAAGAAACCAAACGACGCTGCAATATGATGGAACTTGACCCACATTATTGTGACGTTATCCTTGCCAGATGGGAGGAAGCGACTGGAAAAGAGGCAGTAAAGGTACTATAAAATGGATCAAAGGAAACAAAAGGATTCTATCTGGCGGCACGCAAAAGTGGGTGTGCCGAGGTATTCCGCACCAAATGAGTTGTGGGAAGATGCCTTGCGTTACTTTGAGTGGTGCGACAACAACCCCGTTGACGGTTCGGTTATTGTAACAAGGTACAAGAAGGAGAAGAAGGGTGGGCATAAGGAACTCAAGATGCAGGATATGCAGAACAACATCGACAGACCTTATACCATCTTCGGACTTTGCGCCTTCACTGGCATCGGTGACTGGCCATCCTTCAAGATCTACAATATGGAGAGGGAAGGTTTCCGAGATGTAATCAAGACGATCGAAAACATCATTGCAAGCCAACAGATAGACGGTGCATTGACTGGATTGTTCAAGGAAAACCTTGCATCAAGGCTCAATGGTATCGCAGAAAGGGTTGTCGCTGACTACGATGTCAACCTCACAAGCGAGCAGAAGTTTACTGGATTCAGTTTCCTTCCTCACACCGACGGACTGCCCAATAGTGAACAGACAAGAATCGCATCTGGCGAAGTCGTTGAAGAACTGCCTTCCGCACCAGAACCAGAACCTGTTTATGCTGAAATAATCGACTATGGAAACGAGAGTAAACCAGAAGCAGAGGGAAGCGTACAACTACCTTCGTGACGATGAATCGAAGTACATCCTCTTCGGAGGCGCAGCAGGTGGCGGCAAGTCGTGGCTTGCCTGCGAATGGTTGTTGATATGCGCTGAACACCTGCCAAAGACACGATGGTTCTTGGGTAGAAAGGACCTCAAAAGTACCAGACAGTCAACGCTTGTGACGTTCAACAAGGTCGCTGAATACTGGAAATACAAGAAATACAAGGTCAACGACGAAGGCATCAAGTTCAGAAACGGGTCTCAAATAGTCCTTCTTGACTTGAAGTTCCGGCCACAGGATGATCCTATGTTCCAGAGGTTCGGTTCATTGGAGTTTACAGGCGGTGTGATCGACGAAGGTGGCGAGATTCACCCACTTGCCTTCGAGATACTCAAGACGCGAGTAGGCCGACACATGAACGACGTGTATCACGTTCTGGGAAAGATCCTTATTCTCTGCAACCCTGCACAGAACTTCCTCTATGATACGTTCTATCGCCCGTGGAAGGAAGGCAAACTACCGAAGGAATACAAGGTTGTCCTTGCGAAGTTCTCCGATAACCCGTTCTTGACACAGGACTATATCAAGAATCTTGACACCATCCAAGATCCTGTTACAAGGGCCAGATTAAGAAACGGAGAATGGGACTACATAAATGATCCAAGTTGCATCTTCGATCCCGTGGCCGTTGATGATATGTTCTATAATGAGCATATCGAGGAGATAGGCATAAAACAGATTTCTGCCGACATTGCAGGCAAGGGCCACGACAATTACATTGCAGGTCTCTGGAACGGCAACACCTGCCGAATAGCGATAGACGAACCTTATGCCAACGGCAAACAGGTGCAGACGCAGTTAAGGCAACTGGCAATAGACGAAGGAGTGCCTTACTCTATGATCGTTGTCGATGCGGACGGTGTAGGTTGGTATCTGGACGGTTATTTAAACGGTATTCGCGAGTTCCACGGTGGCGCAAAGCCTACTGACCCACGTTATAGGAACTTGAAATCAGAATGTGCCTTTAAGTTGGCCTATATGGTCAATAACCGCAAGATAAGGCTTATTGGTCTGACCGATAGCCAGAAGGAGAGGGTAAAAAGGCAGTTTATGGCCATCAAGCAGGTCCATTTCGAGGATGACGTGTCGAAACTGGCTATAAATACCAAAGAGCAGCAGAAGGAGATACTTGGTGAATCGCCAGACTTCTTCGATATGCTGAATATGGCGATGGTGTTCCGATCAATGCCATCCACATATACGATAAGCAAGTCATATAACGTCGTAAAATATCACAGATAATGGAGACTTGGAAAGACATTATAGGTTTTGAAGGTCTGTATCAAGTCAGCGATATGGGGCATTTCCGATCACTTGACTGCATACGACCGATGAAGAACGGTGTTACAAGGCAATACTACGGCAAGGACCTATCCACGAAGGAGTGCAAAGACGGTTATCTGTATGTGGACCTGACCGACAAGGATGGAAAAAGGAAGTCCTACAAGGCGCATAGGATTGTCGCGGAACATTTCGTAAGGAATCCTCTGAACCTTCCAGTAGTCAATCATCGAAACGAGAACAAGCACGACAACAGATCCTCAAACCTCGAATGGTGTTCTGTCAAGTACAACTTGAACTACGGCACAACGCAAAGGAGACGTGCCGAAAAGATCAGTTGGAAGGTTCGGCAGTTCGATGCTGACTACAACTATATAAGGACCTTCGTGACAATGAGCAAGGCTGCGGAGATACTTCGGTTTCCGAAGGTAGGCATCTACAAGGCCATATTAAGCGGTCGCAAATACAGGGGATATTTTTTCCGTAAATGTAATTAAATATAATAATATAATAAATTTTATATTTATTATTTTTAATTTAATTTCCTTTGTCGAATTGTTTTCAAAACAATTTTTCCAATATTGGACAACCAAACATAAACAAACACCAGAAAATGCCGAAAATTGGCCGTTTATTTGCGTTTTTAGCGCATTTCGTCCGTTGGGTGTGCAATTTACCACATAGACACCCAGAAATGCCCTACGCGACAAAATTTGGGGATTTCAAGACCCTAATGCCCTATATGGACGAAAAAAGCCTTGAAAAGTGCATAAAGGTGCTGAATGAGGCCGAAAAACCAGATTATCTGTTCGGAAAGCCAGTACCGAAGAACCTCAATGGCATAACCTTCGGTGCATATTCGGACCTTTGCGAAGCGTTAGGAGAGAAGAACCACATAAAAATGTTGTCACTTCTCATCAAGGCTGTCTATCCGCTTGCAACGGACAAGGACATAGACGAACTTGCGGCCTATGATGTATGGGGATTCGCCATATTTGCCGCGAAGGAGACCGACAGGATCAACAAAAAGTTCGGTGAGGTACACTTGGAATACACGGAACAGGAAAAGAAGGCAGGTATCGACAAACTGCAATTCGGTGTGTTCGGCATCCTTGACTGGTATGCGAAACGAATGGGGATAATCGACCAGAACCAAGTGAACAACGAGAAATGGGTGCGATTGTACCAATGTATGAAAAACGATATGGAAGAGGCTGCCTTCAATCGGCGACTGCAAAAGGTCTATGAGAACGAGGCAAAGGTAAAACACAGGTAAATTATATCTATGAGACCAAGAATTAGATTCAAAATGACGGTCCAGAGGCGAGTGAAGGAGATCGCGCAACGATTCAAGGCTTGCGATTACTTCTTTATGAACTGGGCGCAACTGAACAAGATGGCAGATGTGGTCCACAAGCCGATAATCTGCTATATCCTTCCACCGAGCGGAACACTTAAACCTCGTTTCGGGTGTACGCAATTCATTGACAAGCCGCTTACCGCTATCGCGTTCCTTGCAAGGACAGACCTTGATTTCAACGGTGAAAGGAATGACGATGTAGTGGAGAATATGAAAACGCTTGCGAAACTCTTTATCCAGAAGATGGAACAAAGTGGGTATTTCACTCCATTGGATGAAACCGAAATCGAGTATCAAGTGCCTTATGACAAACTTGACGAATGTCTGACAGGTATCGTTGCTATTTTTCCACTTGAATTGACTGAAACCATCGGGTGCGAAACAGAGTTTGACTTTGGTTATACTGAAAGCAATGAGTGATTACATTGTACGCGACCTTCTGGAAAAGACGATGCAGAACATCAAGGCAGGCATCGAGCGTAATATGACGAACCTTCGCAGAAATGCAAGCGGTGAATCGGTGAGGTCACTCCGATATACCATTGACGGAGATCTTCACGCGCAACTTGAAGGCAATATCTCATTCCTGTGGATGGAAAGAGGCCGAAAACGCGGCAAGATACCTATTGGATTCCACAAGATAATCTTGCAATGGATTCACGACAAGGGCCTATCGGTTTCAGACAAAAGGGATCGTGATGCCGCTTGGCTCATCGCAAAGCATATACGCGACAACGGCACGAAACTCAACCGTGAAGGCGGTTTTGACGACATCTATACGGGTGTAATCAACACCAATGTAAGTGAACTTTACAGGAAACTTGACTGGTGGCTTGACAATATGGTTACAGACGTAATGAAAAAATAACATTGGTAAAGTTTGACAAATGAGAACAAAGAACTTTGCGCTAACTGAAGGCTACGGCTTCTGCGGTTCGGTCTATTACCCAGATGAGATATGTTTCGCCTACAATCCGAACACGTTGATGATTTCGTTCACGAATACCGACGAGATTTTCAACATCTATCTTGACAAGGTGACGGTCTTTGTCGGTACGTTCCGCATTGACTGCGCACTTTATTGTGACAAGGCCACAATCAAGTTATCAAACATCTTCAAGGTGTTCTTCAAGGACATCGCCACGAAGCGCGTTATGCGTATTCCTGTGGTTATCATTCCAACTGGTGCTATCGATGAGGACGATCCGACAGAAACTGCAAAAAACATCGTATTCCAAGAAACCTTCACCGTTGTCTATGGCGGCCTGTCTATGGGTCAGCGGTGCAACATCTATGGTGCGTTCCCTTATAACGAGGATAAGCCGTATCATCACAGAAAGATACGTTGGTTCAAAAACCTTCCTCAATATATCTCTTTACTTCGTGTTGCTTACACAAGGACTGTTGCCACAACACCACAATGGGGAAAGGGTGGCTATTGGTTGGTACAATTCCGTCCGAAGGTCGGTGCGGTATCGTATTCCTACACCGATCCCACAAGTTCTGGTGCATCGCCTGCACCACCGCGATTCGATCCAACGGAATACGAGGAAATCCCGTCGTTTAACGGCAAAACTGCCGTGGAGAAGGCACAGATGTACCACAATGCCCTTGCGGAATCAATGCTGAAAGGCAAGCAATACACCGCAACGGAGAAACTTGGCGATATTACTGGCTCGATAGTGGTTGGCAATATGGAAGTTGACAAAATCGACTTCGACGAACTTGCAGGGTATGTCATTAACCGCGATACGCAGAACATCGACGATCAGCCAGTGCCGTGGACAGGAGGAAGTCCGTGGGATCCTACTGGTCCTACATTCCCGACAGGAGACGATGGCGATGGTGGAGATACGGGCCAGACTGGTGACGATAACGACGGAACACCGAACACCCCAGACGGAGGATCAGACAACTACGGTGATAATGACTTCGATCCCTCACATTCTGGTGACGATGAAAACGACGGTCAGACACCTTCTCAATCGGATTCTGGCCTTCCAGAATCGGAAGAAGAATTTATGGTTGTCTATTTCCCGTTGCTTCATAAGTTCTATGGCTATAACAAAGAAAGCCAGACGTTCGTCAAGACGTGGGAGGCACAGGGCAACTATGAGGATGCCGAGCAATATAACAACTACGAAAGTGCAACCGTCTTTGAGGCCATCACAGACAAGGAGTATTGCTTTGGCGGCAAGATTGCCTATATCAAGGAGAACTGGACGCTGAACACAAGGAACTTCGGCAATGGCGAACCTGTGGGAATGATCGACATCAACCCTGCAATAGCCTTCAAGGATATGCTTACCGAGTTCCCATCGGATAGGGTGCGTGTCTTGATGTCGTGGACACCAATTTTGAGGATCAACAGAACTCGACCACCATACAACTACAATCCAGTTTTCGAGGATTCAATCGTGGATGTAGAAATTTGTCCGAGGACCTGCGGATATTATTTGAGGTGGATTGATTCGATCGGCTATTCGCAGTTCTTCCTGTTTGACAAGGGCGATGTGGAAAACGAAGTAGATAGGTCGGAAGATACAAGATTTAACTATGTTGAAAGCAACGGCCTTGACTTTGAGACCAGACATAACCTGTCCGTCAAACTGGAACGCAAGATAACGTGTTGCGCGATGTTCCTTGATGATGAGCTCTTTGACGAGGTGGTGACGGTGGCAAGTGCCGCGCACGTTGACCTCTATCTTGGCAAGGATTCGGCAGGCAACCAGATCTGGGAGCCTGTGACGATAGAGAACACTTCCGTTGTCAAAGATCCGAACAAGGCATTGAACAATATCGAAATAACTATTGTACGAATGGAACAAAAGTCACAGAGGCTATGAAATATGAATTATACATAATTCGTGAAAACCAAAAGTTCGAGGTGGACTTGAGCAATCCTTCTGGGATTACGTTAAAGTTCAGATCCACCTTGTTCGGTGACATCACGAAGATAACCGCAAGCCATTCGTATTCGTTCAGCATACCAAAGACTGAAAGGAACAGAACCATCTTCGACAGCATTGAGGATATGCGCCACAACTCGGTTATGTTCGGTATCAAGATACCTGCCGAACTGCATCTTGAAGGTGTGCCGTTGTTTACTGACGGGTATCTTTACATTGATGATGTCGAAGAAGCCTATTCCGCAGTACTCACTTGGGACATTTGCAAAGGTCTGGAGACGATCAAGGACGATGACAAGTCTATCAAGGAACTTGTCGAACTTGAAACATCCAATGGCAACAAGGTTTATGCTACGCAGCGATATACTGGCAAGGACGCGAATTTTGACAATCTATCGGTCGTTTCGCCTGCATATACCACACAGGAATACGGCAAAATAAACGAAAGTGTCAGCCTTGTTCAGTTCTACAACCCTTGTATGCCTCTATACAAGATATTGAAGGCCATCGAGAACTATTATCATATCACGATAAAGTTGGGTGAGCACATCAGTAGAACGGCAGCCGATGATTTCTGGGATATTCCCGAAGTCATTACACCCGAATATATTGTCAATTATGGTGTCCTTCCATTTGTGACGAGGGTAGCGACCGACACGATCAAGAACGCTACGCTTACAAGTGAAACGCTCGAAGTGACGAACTATCGTGTAAACCAACTTCCAGACGTGTTCAATCAAGACGCGAAGGGCAGGGACGAGGCTATGTTCTGGGACGATGACGATGACGATTGGCTTTATGGCCGACACCTGTTCCGTATCGGCCCTGCTGAATCTACACCCGAAACGACCACGTTGCAGAACGAGTGGTATTCCGTTTCCGAATACAAGATAAAGGCGAAGAAGAACTGCCGATTAAGGGTAAGGTTTGTAACAAACATCTATCACGGTTCGGAAAGTGAAACGCAGAATAATGTCGATAACCCCGATTCACGCACCATTTGGTGTTATCGTTACAGACCTCCGCGCCCTCGTCCAAACAGGTTCGGTTATATACCGAGATACTATGAGAAGATAGACGAGTTTTCTGGTTCGGTAGAAAAGACTTGGGATGAAAACTACGCGATAGTGTTTGTCAATCAAATACATACAATATCGGTAGAGATAGATGACTTCTTGGAAGGTGACGAACTTTTCTTTGTTTGGGGTCAGACATATCAAGAAGTGTTCCCGACATTCACGGTTGAAGAACCTTTGACGGTGACGATAGATCCGCACCCAAGTCAGCAATCAAACTACAAGGTTGAGATTTGCGACAACCTGCCAGAAATAACCTGCTTGAATCTGTTGAAGGCCATCTATTTTGCCGCAGGCGGTTTCCCCAGAATCAACAAGAAGGGTGAAATGGAGTTTATCCGCTACACCGACGTAAAGGATAATATCAGAAACGGCAAGGCATATAACTGGAGTGACAAACTTCTGAAAGGTCTTGGTTCGGATGATACAATAACCCTATCATTTGAAGGCATTGCACAAAAGTCTTATCTTTTGATGGGCAATGAGCAGACGAATGGTGAGAAACAGACCGAAGATGATGGTGCTTGGGATTCTCCGATGTTCTGTATCGACTGCGAAAGCCAGTTACTTGACAGGACGGGCGAGATATACAAGTTCCCGTTCTACCCAAGATTCATCACCAATAGAATCCAGAACCAGAATCTTGATCTGTACGAATCCTACGACTATCGTCTTGCGAAGGCCGAGGAAAACAAGGATTTTCATTGGGCATCGCCACTTCACCCAGAAGGCCGGTACTTGTTCAAGGAAACCGAAGGCAAACCTGCACTTGGCCTTATCTATCGCCCTTATAATGGCGGTGGTGTGAATATGTCAACGTGGAGCACGCGAATGATCAGCGACCAGTACGACTTCCTTCAAAAGATGATGCGCAAGCCGTATGTTCTCAAGGAAAGGATGACATTGAGCGTCGTTGACTTGATGAACCTTGATTATTCAAGACCTGTATATATCAGCCGATACAATTCATATTTTGCCATCATATCGGTAGAAGTCGGTAGCGATGGCATAAGCAATGTAGAACTTATTAGAATAGTTACTTAACAATGGCAGATACTTTAAGAAAAGTCCTTGACATTCAGTTGAACTACAACGATGCCGTAAAACGTATGGCAGAGTTGCGGCAGGCATTGGATGATGTAGCGAAGGCAGAAGCGAAGTTGAGTACTAATCGCAAGCACATGACGGATGAGGAATACAACCGCAATGTGTCTATGCTTGCTGAATCGACCAAGCACTATCGCCAAGAACTCAACACTCTTTCAAAAGAAGTTCAAAATGAGATTACGAATAATACCGCGAAGGTTGATTCGATCAGACAATTAACGGCTTCACTCGAAAAATTGAAGTCGGAATACGTCGCGTTGAGTGCTGCCGAACGTGCAGACCCTACAAAGGGCGGTGCTAAACTGACCGAAATGCAAAGTCTCGCATCGAGGATTCGTGAGGCTACCGCGCCTATGAAAAACTTTGCTTCTATCACAAATGCTGCGTCGGATAGCATTGAGGCTATGAAGGCAAGGATTCGACAACTGACATTGGAATACAACCAGTTATCAGAGGCCGAACGCAACGACAAGTCCATTGGTGGAGCAAAACTTGCAGAAATGGCTACATTGTCACAGGCCGTTGACAAGGAGACAAAACTTATCGACGCTTCACGCAAGGGATTCAAACAATACGAGGATAGTGTTGTGGCCCTGCGAGCAAAGTTAAGGGAATTAACCGCAGACTTCGATAGATTGTCGAAGGCTCAAAGGGAAGGCGACGATGGCAAGAAACTCATTGCTGACATTCGCAGAATCAACAAGGAGTTGAAGGAGGCCGAACAGAGTACTGGCCGATTCAGCCGAAATGTGGGCAATTATACCAATTCTATGATAAAGGGATTCAAGCAACTCTTTATCCAAGTCGGACTTGGTTTCACCACTATTGGCCAGTTCTTCGTAGGCATTGGCAATGCCATCAAGGATGGTGTTACTACCGTTCTTGAATTTAACCGCGAGGTCAGCCGACTTTCGTCTATCCTTCAAACTACGACCGAAGGAGTTTCTGCATTGACCGCACAGGCCAAGCAATTAGGTGCTACAACACGATACACCGCAAAAGAGGTTATCCAGTTGCAGACCGAATTGGCAAAACTCGGTTATCAGCAATCGCAGATCGTCAATATGACTGAATCCGTGTTGTACTTTGCACAGGCCACGGGTACTGACCTTGCGAGTGCGGCAGGTGTGGCAGGTGCAGCATTGCGTATCTTCGGTGCGGATTCTACGCAAACGGCCAAGTATGTGGATATGATGTCTGCGGCTACCGCGAAATCGGCATTGAACTTTGAATATATCAAAACGGCATTACCTATCGTTGGTGGTGCTGCGGATATGTTCGGATTCTCATTGCAAGACACGCTTACACTTTTGAGCCAGTTGGCAAATTCTGGTATGGAAGCAAGTATGGCTGCAACGGCCACACGAAACATCTTCCTCAAACTTGCCGATTCAAATGGTAAACTGGCGCAGGCATTGGGTAAGCCAGTCAAGAACCTTAACGACCTTCTGAATGGACTTGCGGAACTCCGTGCGAAGGGCGCAGACCTTAATGATGCGCTTGAATTAACCAACGTCCGTGCTGCCGTATCGTTCACGCGATTCTTGAACACCACGGATGCCGCAAGGAAGTTCTCCGAGCAGTTGAACTGGACTGGAATGAGTGCCGAGGATCTCAAACATAAGGCCGACGAACTTGGCATGACCGTCGAGGAATTGAAGAAGCAGATGACCGATTGTACTGGTACTGCAGAACAGATGGCCTACACGATGGAAAACAACCTCGGTGGTGACATTACCCGTTTGAAGTCCGCTTGGGACGACTTTATGATCTCACTCCAGAAGGGTCAAGGTCCTTTGCGTACCGCTACTGGTTGGCTATTAAAGATAGTCAATTATCTTGGCAAGATCGCACGTTCAGCCGAAGAATCCATAGAAACGGCAGCAAATAAGGCAACCGAAGCCTATATAGGCGGTGAGACATTCCAGATGTTCACGGAGGCCGATATGCAGCAATATCAGATTCAGTTGGAATACTACAAATCGAAAGGCAAAACATTGGCAAAGGCGATGGAACTTGCACAAAGTGATGTCATAACCGAAATTGATAGAGAAAGTGAACAACTGAAAAAGAAGGTTGACGCTGCGCAAATGGGTGTCGATGTGATCAAGGCGATTGATCCGTTCTGGTCTGAAAAGAACAACGACGAGTTACAAGAAGCACTCGAAAGCGCGAAGGGCCGTGTCGATTGGGTTGGATCGTTGGGCGAGGGCGCAAGAAAAACAATCTTGGAGATTGAAAGGGTTATCGAAGCCAGACAGAAACTTGCTGCTGCGCAGGCCGAGTTAAATGCCCAGACAACTCGCGCTGAAAAATTCTCTAACGCTGCAAACAAGTACGATCCTACTGGTCTTGGAACTGAAAGCGACAAGGAGATTAAGGCCCGTCTGCAAGGCGAAAAGCAGGCAATGAAGAAACTCATTGACGCTTTGAAGGTTTATAACAATTCTGTTCTTTCAGTAACAAGGAAGGGTGACGATGCGGTTTTGAAGGAACTTGCCGACTTTAACGAAGAAAGGCTCACAAAAGACCGTGAGGCCGCAGAAAAGCAACTTGCCGCGCTTGACCAGAAGTATCAGGAGGAAATAAATCAAATGAAATACAAAATTCAAGTCGATTTAGTTCCTCGTCCGAAGGCCACACCAAAGGAGATTGCCCAACTTAATGAGGCAATAGACGTCTATCAAAAAGCCATTACCAACAAAGAAAAAGAATGGCATATAGAACGTAACAGAATCCTTTGGAGACTGGCCATTGAAGAAGTTGATCGTATGAACTCGTTGCGTAGCGCACAACTTGAAAACATCGGTTTCGTAGAGAAGGAAGATACGACCAGAATCAAAGAAAAGTATCGTCTGCGCAAGGAAATCATTGATAGCGAGGAGCAGAAGGAACTCAATCAACTGGAGATTGATGCTTCCAACGATGCCCGTATCGAGGAACAGAAAGAGGCATTGAAACTGGAGATACTTAACAAGTATCGCAGGCAGCGTCTTGACCTTATTCGTGACGAAAATAACGAAAGCAACAATCTCGTTCTTTCTAATTTGAGAACACTTCGGTCTAAACTCGTTAAGGAATCAGACAAGGCAAAGATCGACGAACAGATTGCCTATGCCGAACTTGGCAATATTGAGGCTAATGGTCGTGATGTAGCCAATGGTGAAACCGAGATTGAGTATGCCGAGCGTCTGGCCGAAGCCAGATTAAAGGCTGCGGAAGCGACCGATAGGTATAAGGATTCAGTTATGAAGGATAACCTCACGTTGTTGGAATCACAACGGCAGTATTATCGCGGAACGACAAGAAATCTGCAACAGGAGAAACAACGTCGTGAGGACGAATACAACCAACTTGTCGAACGTGGCAAGTTAATGACTCAATGGAGTGCAGAGTTCCAGAAGGAATTGAATGAGGCCAAAGCGAATATGCTTGATGCTCAATACGACCTATCAATGCACCTTGTGGATAGTGCCACGCAAGCCGTTAGTGCCTTCTCTACGTTATTCAGTACGTTAAGCGACGGTATTGAGCAGAATATGGAAGATAACGAGGAATGGATCAAGACCGCGAAGAAACTCTCGTTAGCGTCCATCTATCTGGCACAAGGTGTCGCTATCGCTGAATCAATCAAGAACGCGACCAAAGACCCTTCTTCGTTCACCATCCTTACGATGGCCGCGAATATCGCAACTGCGGTGGCTACGGTTGTCGCTGCAACGATGCAGGCACGAAAGGCCATACAACAGGCCCAGTTTGCAAAAGGTGCGGTGAACATTCAAGGGCCGGGTACAACTACAAGTGATAGTATCGAGGCAAGGATCTCGCGCGGAGAAAGTGTGATGACCGCGAAGGCAACGGAAATGTTCGGTGGCTTACTTGTTATTATGAACAAGATAGCATCGCAGCCGAGTGTGACATTGCCAACGCAGTACACACGATACAACCCTGCATTGACAAGTGCCAACCAGAATAGTAATGCCGAGGCGATGAAGGAAGCCGTAAAAGATATTCACCCTGTCGTTTCGGTGACTGAAATAACGAGTGTTAGTAACAGAGTAAAAGCAATTCAAACATTAGATTCGTTCTAAAATGACACAGATGGATTTACTGGCGGCAGCCGCTTCATTCCTTAAAATGATGAAGGAAAACAAGATGTATGTCAAGGATATTGACGCATTGGAAATGGTGCGCAAGGCCGACGCACTTGCCGCAGAAGGCTATCAAAAGAGTTATATCGTTGAAAAAATGTCGGTAGAGTACCACATTTCGGTGCGATCCGTGTACTCAACGATCAAACGACTTCATAGCATCGTTATGTAGCATATCGGGAGAATGACGGGGCAATGTTGTGAAATATGGCCTCCGTTTTTATCGCTGCAAAAAAGTTGCACCACTTTGTCAAAAAAATAATTGTGAAAATCAATATATTATGCTATCTTTGCCGCGATAAAAATACTTTAAGCAAACATTTTCTTATGGCAACCCTAAAGATTTATAGTGACATCGTAGATTCCTACACAAAGGTAATGATGGATTGGGATGGCTTTCAAGCCACCTCATCGGATGATGTCGTAAGGTTCATTGAGGAAATTCCAGAAAGTGACGGTGCTATCGACATTCGCATCAACTGCAATGGCGGTAACGTGTTTGAAGGGTGGCGCATCTATGATGCACTTCGCCATAGCGGAAAGGTTATCTCTGCAATGGTTGAAGGTATGTGTGCATCAATGGCTACGGTTATCCTTATGGCTGCACCGAAGGAACGCAGACGTTCATATCCAAACGCGAACTTCTGCATCCACAATCCAGAAGCCGCATACCTTACGAGCGATGCCTATCAGCGTCTTACCGCAGACAATATCGACAAGATCTGCGAGGACCTGCAATCACAGGCCGAAATGCTGCGCCAAGAGCAGAAAAAGATTCTCGACCTTTATGTGGAGCGTACTGGAACTGACGCAACGACCTTGCAAGAACTGATGGACAAGGACGTTATCATCACCGCAGAAAAGGCCCTCGAACTTGGCCTTATTTGTGACACGCTTGCACCAACAACCGCAAACAAAAAGATAATTTTTAACAACATGGCACAGAACGGAAAGACAGAAGTGAGCAACAACCTGCTCACACGACTTCTTGCCAAACTTGGTTTCGCTTCGATTGAAGATGTCAAGTTTAACGACCTCACTTTTACTGCCGCCAATGGCGACGAGTTCACGGTTGAACGCGAGGAAGGAAACTATGCCATCGGTGACGTTGCCAAGCCCAACGGCAAGTATGTAATGAATGATGGCTCAACGGTGGTTATCGAAGGCGAGAAGATCACCGACATCATTGCTCCAGTTGCTGTTATCCGCAATCCAGAGACGGGTGCTGAAATCGGAAACGAGGAGGCGCAGCAACTTATCAACGACCTCTATAACGAGGTGAAGGATTTACGCGAGAAACTCGATACGGCCATCGAACAGGCCAAGAACGAACAGGATGCGCTGAAACAGAGCATCGCCGACTATGAGAAGGTGGTGAACGATCAGAAGGCGCAACTTGAAACGCTTACCACCGACTTCGAAGGCTTGAAGGCCAACCTGATCACCGACGAGCAGCGCGAAATGCTCAAGGTTATCGACGAGGCAGGCGGCAAGAAGTGGTTTGACGTTATCGTCAATGCGCAGTCGAATGGTGCGCCTCACACCCCACAGGCCGACCTCGGAAATCCGTCAGAGAGAAAAATTGGAGAAGGCTTCTTGCAGGACCTTGCCTCGCGACAGAAGCGTATCCGTTAAGCATAACTTTTGAATAACAATAAATCGTATGGCAAACTTTTCAGAATTTACCCTTACAAATGGTGCGCTGACTGACATCAACAAAGTCATGTTCGACGCAATTTTCAAGTTCGGTGACATCTTCAAGACCTGTTCCCCTCGCAATGGCGTGAAGAACGGTGAGAAGGCCGACTTCGTTGACAAGATGTCTGACGTTGGTTGGGCAGGTCGCGGTTGCAATCCTACCTACAAGAACATCGACATCACTGGTCGTGAACTGACGTGGGCACTCGGCAAGTGGTCCGCTCCACTTGAGTTCTGCTATGAGCGTCTTGAATCGACCATCGCCAACTACTGCCTCAAGACTGGTACTGCCCGTGAGGACGTTACTGGCACAGACTTCTGGGAGAAGATCTTTATGCCTCTGCTGAAGGACGCTCTCGATCGTATGTACTGGCGCATGGGTTGGTTCGGTGACACCGCTGCCGAGGTTGTAGCCAACAACGGTGTGCTGAAGGCAGGCACAGACAAGACCCTGTTCAATATGGCTGATGGCCTCTGGAAGCGCATTTTTGCCGCTACCGCCTCTGCCCATCACACCACCATTGCCGCCAACGCACAGACCACCTACGCACTCCAGCAGTCGAAGTTGCGTGAGGATGGTGTCGCAATCGGCATCTTCGAGTCGATCCTTGCTGACGCAAGCGCACTCATCGAAGGCGGTGTGCTGATGGTAACGAAGTCACTTGCCGACGCTCTCCGCAAGGACTATCGTCGCGAGTTCAAGTCCACCATCCCCTTCTATGAGGCAGCCGAGGGTGTGAAGTTGGAGCAGTTCGACAGTGTACCTATCCTGCCCGTTCCCGAATGGGATGCAATCATCCGCGAGTTCGAGGACGATGGCACGAAGTGGAACAACCCACACCGCGCAGTCCTCACCAACATCGAGAACCTGCTCGTCGGCACTTCCGACAAGTCCCTGTTCGCTGACCTCACCATCGGTTTCGATGACAAGAAGCGCACGAACTACACCTATGCCGCTTCCGACATCGGTACTCTGGTCAACAACCCAGAACTTCTGCAGGCTGCATACTAACCACCGAAGGCGGCATTTGAGGCAACTTGGATGCCGCCAATGTAAAACTTCAATATCCAACTAAATATATATTATGGCAAATTGTGATACCCAACTTGCAGCACATATCGACTATGATGCTTGCAAACCTGCCACCAAAGGCTTGAAGGCCATCGGTTACATCGCCAACTTCGCAGATGTTGACAAGTCAGCAATGACGAAGATTACCGGCAAGAACTCGTACAGCAACTTTGCCCTCGTTGAAGGCAAGAAACTCTACAAGGTCTATCAGGCTGGCAAGAACCCGTTTACGGGTGCTACCACCGAGGCACAGGTTGGTGACTACCGCACCACTTGGAACAAGACCCTTCCCTTCATCCTTCTGAACAACGGCTCTGACGTTACCGCCAACATCGTCGATAAGATTGCCAACGGATCTTTCGTGATGGTTGTTGAGAACGCACACGTCGGTACTGGTATGGATAACCAGTTTGAGATCATCGGCCTTGAGACTGGTTTGAAACTCACCGAAGGCAATGCCGAGAAGTACAATGACGATTACGGTGGAGGTTGGCAGTTGACCCTCGTTGAGGAGAACGCACCCACCTCTGGCCTGTACCTCGAAGTGACCGCACAGGGCGACAACGCACCTTCTGCTGCCGCTACCCGTGCCGCCCTCACTGCTCTGCTTGCACCAACCACTTAAAGGTTTGAGCCATGAACTATGAGGACATAATCAAAGAACTCCGTGAAATGAGGAACCACTATGATAGTGGTTTCTCTTCATTGGAGCGACAGAGGATAGGCGAACTCTATCAGCGCATCTTGGGCAAGCAGATAACCAATATGAATTGCCCAGACTGCTACAAGGACGCTTTCATCGAAACCTTCACCACATTGCAGCGTCTTGGCAAGTTGCCAGAAGAAAAGCACTACAAACTCAAAGAAGGCAAGGTGCTTCACGTTTTCGGCACGTCGCAATATCTTTTTGAGGTGACTGACGAACAGGCCGAGACATTCCTTGCACAGTTCCCACACTTGATAGACAGTTTCGCGAAGTACCCAGAGGACTGGCAAACGCGTGTAGAGAAACGTAAGGCGAGGAAGAATCGCAAGAAAACTGACAAGAAATGATTTACTCCGAGGTCAAGCATACAAAAGACAGGTTGAGGACATCGTATGATGCTACCCTCAAGATTCAGCGATACGGGTACAACAACCTCTATCCGCAGGAAATATCGAAACTCGTTGCCGCATCGGGAACGGGTGGGACGTGTCTTGAGCGTTACGCTACGTTCATCGAAGGCAATGGTTTCGACTATGAGCCATTCTCCGAGTTTGTATGCAACCGCAACGGGGAAACGACAGACGACATTCTGCACCTTGTGGCATCTGACTTGGCTGAATATGGCGGCTTTGCCATCCACGTCAATTACAATGCACTCTGCAAGATCGTCTCCATTTCGCACGTCCCGTTTGAGTGCTGCCGACTTTCCGAGGAAAACGAGGACGGGACTGTCACCCATATAGTCTTTCACCCAGACTGGCAGGGGAAGAAAACTCGCAAGGGGAAGGTTATCAACGTCATTCCGAACAACACCATCCGTTTCTTCCAGTTCAATCCGAACAGGGAAGTTGTGCTTTCACAGATTGAGGCATCTGGTGGCATAGAAAGATACCTCGGACAGATAATGTGGGTTTCGACCGCAGGCAAGAACCGTTATCCAAAGCCGATCTACGACAAGGTAGTTTCCGCGCTCTCGACTGACGAGGGGTTGGATAACGTGAAATACCGCAACGTGAGAAACAACTTCCTTCCTTCTGGTATGCTCATCCGTCGTTTGGGTGCATCGCTCACTATCGACGATAACGGTAACAAACTCACGGCTGAGGACATCACGCAGAAGCAAGAGGACAATCAGGCCACACTTGAGACCTTTATGGGTGACGAGAACACCGGCTCGATGCTCGAAGTCTATCTGCAAGACGGAGAAAGCGCACCAGAATGGAAGGCCATCGAAGGTGTGAATTTCGACAAGAAGTTTGATGTCACAAGCACCGATACCGTTCAAAGGATCTATGCAGCGTTCAGTCAAGAGCCGTGGTATTCCCTGCGAGTTGGTAAGTCTGGTTTTTCTGGCGAGGTCCTTGCCGATGCCTACGACTACTACAATTCATACGTCACCACGCAACGACGAATGATCCAACGTGCCTTCAAGCATATCTTCATTAACTGGTCGTTCCCTGTAAACAGGGCGAACAATTACGAAATTGAGCCACTTGTGTTCATTCGCCAGAAGTGGGCCAACCTCAACCAACCAATAAACCAATCATAAAATGAAAACAATTCTCAATGTCGAGGAAGCCAAGAAGTTCGGGCGACCGATAGGCAAGGTTTCTCCAGACAAGATACAGGCCTTCATTTCGGAGGTAGAGAACACCATCATCCGAAAGGAGATAGGCGATGATCTTTACCTGCGGCTCACCAACGATCTGGATTTGGGAGAGGACTACCAGTTCCTTCTTGACGGTGGAACGTATGAGGACGCTTGCGGCAATGTTCATATCCTTACTGGTCTGAAAGCCGCCATATCGTATTTCGTATATGCCCAGAACGTAAGGGCAGGCGACTACGAAAGCACCCGTTACGGGATGGTCATCAAGGAAGATGAGTATTCCAACGGCATTTCCGCAAAGGAACGCGACCAGATAGCCAATAGCGCGACTGCGGTAGCAGAATCGTATATGTCGGAAGTCAAGCAATATTGCAAGGTCAAGGGCATCCGCTACGGCAACAATCGTGGCAATACCCATATTACTTCGGGTTGTGTTATCCGTAAAATCAAAAACGTATGAGAATCAGCAATGAGATAATCGAGCAGATCAAGGAGTTTGAGGGATGCAGCCAAAAGGCTTACCTCGACGTGGCAGGTGTTCCTACTATCGGAATAGGTCACACGGGCAAGGATGTCGTTATGGGAGACATCATTTCTATGGATGAGGTCTATCGCCTGTTCCGTATGGACTGCGCCCGTTTCGAGGACGCGATCAACGCGCTTAACAAGAAAATGCTTGATCGCACTCGCGGTTTCGGTGGTTTGAGCCAATGCCAGTTTGATGCACTTTTCTCGCTTATCTACAACTGCGGTACTGGTGCTATCTCGCCAACATCGACACTCTACAAACTCCTTATGAATGGCGGCAGAAGCAACTATCCAGACGTCTGCCACGCATTTATGCTCTGGGTGAAGATCACCAACCCAAAGACTGGCAAGAAGGAGGTCTGCGGTGGCAAGGACGGTAAACACGGCCTTGTGCTTCGCAGGGCAACGGAAGCCGCTTGGTACGTCTATGGCTCTGAATGGAAGAACAAAGTTAAAGATGTTGTCGAATGGGCAAGAAGTTAATTCCGTTTGCATTTTTGTTTCTGTTGTGCGGTTGCGGTGTGTTTAGACCGATAGCCCACCAGACAACCGAAAATCGCAGCAGCACGCAAATAAATGCAAATACGGGGCAAATAACGCATATAGGTTACAACCACGCGGACTGGCAACAGGTGTTTGATAGCCTTATGGTGACACAGACGATAGAATTTACCGTTTATGACACTTTGGGCCATAAGGTTTCGGAAGGCAAGATAACGACCGAGGCGAAGCAAGGCACAACGACCATCAAACACGACACGACCGAAGTGGTTGTAGCCGACACCATAAAAAGCGAAACGCAGATACGGCAAGAAGATTATACGAAGAAGAAAACAGACAGAGGGATGGGTTTCTTGGATAAGGTAATCATCCTTGCCGTAATTGTTTTACTAATCTATGTAATCAAACTTTTCAGACGATGAAAGACAAGACCAATATGCCGACGCGTCCGCAGCCAGATGAAGACAACAAGGACGATGAGGTGAAAGAGGGCGGCTGCCTCACTGCCGTGTTTAACTTTTTCAAGAACATAAAGCAAAAACTATTCGATGCGTAATTCCAACCAACTGAAGGTAGATATTGATCGTTTGCGCTATTCGGCTGATATGGCTGAACTGCGCAAATGGTTATGTAAAATACTCAAAAACCTTACAGATGGATCTGGTAGCGAGGAAGCCTATGAAAGAATAGCGCAGTTAGAACAGACGCTGAACGAAACGCGCGTAGTGTTCTTTGCGGACATCCTCGCAAATGGAACAGAACTGCAAACATCTTCGCCAAGTGTTGCTGATTCGTCCAACGTATATTTCTTCTCGAACACAGGGCAGTTTGGCTATGCTTCGTTGATAGTTCCTTCTGGGACAAACTATTACTCCAACTTCTCCAACAGAATCCTTTGGACAGATAATAGCCTTTCGCCATACGCTGACAAACTCTATGTATGCAAGAGCAATAGAAGGATCTATGCCTACATCGGTGGGGAACTTGTTGTAGTAGGCGGTCAAGATCTGACGATAGATGACGCGTTAAGCACCACAAGCACCAATCCTGTTCAAAATGCCGTTATCGCTGCGGCCATACAGGAATTGCAGTCAAGGACGCAATACTACAAGGGTGCGGTGACGAACCTCGACACTCTTAACGCAATAACGTCGTTAGGTGCATACGAATACATAGGGAACGGTTGGAAAGGTTTTGTAGTTGTCAACTTCGACGCGCAGAACAATGTCTCACAAACGGCATTAAGTTCTTCCACACCATCGTACAACGGCAATACGCTGACTTGGATAAGCGGTCAACCGTCAGTCATTAGACGATCATACGTCAACGGCAGTTGGACGCATTGGGAAGAAGTCGGGATCAAGCCAGATAGCGCGTTAAGTACCACATCGGAAAATGCGGTGCAAAACAAGGTGATAACCGCAGAACTGAACCGACTTCAAGAAGAAATAGATGGCATCGAGATACCTACGATGCGCGAGTTCGATATTGACGATGAGACTGGATGCCTTATGCTTACGGAAGTTGGCAGGGATGACAGGACATCGTTTGAGATTGACGAATATGGAAACTTTAATGTAGTTGTCAATGAATAGAATTGAATATCCAATAGACATTCCGAGATACAGGCTCGGCCAGACGATTTACGACTACGGATGTGCGGTAAGGACAAACGGAGTTGAGGTGAGCCTTGAAGGGCGCGACATCACGGTATTCCTTGTCGATCCTCGCGGTACTGCGCGACGGATCTCTTGGCGCATAGATAGCGAACTCAATTACGTTGTCCGTTTTGACTATGAAGGCTACAAACAGGAACTTGAAGGATTGTATCGCGTCAAGGTGTTCGAGAATTACAAAGCACCTTCGCAGGCAGTCTTTGAATGTATGGCCTTTGTGCTTCTCAAACACATCCCACACAGATGTTCTGATGACGATATGGTGCTTGAAGGCGGTACGCTTTTCATCGGTGGTGTGTCGGTTGTCAGCATTGATATTGTCAGCGAATCCACGGAATCTGGAGGCGAGAACGTCTGGAGGGCCACACGCAGCGATGGCCAGACCTTCGACCTTGTAGTCAGAAATGGCGCAAAGGGCGATAACGGATATACTCCGTATGTGCAAGATAACTACTGGTACATCAACGGGGAGAACACGGGGGTTAGAGCAACGGTCGGTCTGGAGGAGATCCATATCGACGATACCACAGGTGAAATGTATGTAGAAATATAACGATATGGCAGAAAGATTTAATTTAGGCAAGGTTCTCGTTACCCTCGAAGGCGAACACGATTCCACGAGGTCTTACGACAAATATTGCGAAGTCTCAAGTGGTGGCAGTTCGTATGTGAGCAAGAAGGCCGTACCGATCGGCACACCGATCACCGATACGACCTACTGGCAGAAACGCGCATCGAAAGGTGCTGACGGCATTGATGGAACAGATGGCGACGATGGTCTTGATGCCTACCAACCTTTTAAGGGATGGTATAGCAGCACGTCCGAACTGAACACTTCATTTGGATCTCCACAGGTGGGCGATTACGCTTATATCAAGGGCGCAACCGCAAATGATCCTGTCTCTATCTATCAATGCACCACCGCAGGCACTTGGACGGATAGCGGACGTACCTTCAACCCATCCAACAACCAAGAGTTTGCTTCTGGCGAAGCGTTGAATGTCACCCACATTGTCGATAACTTAACATCGTCAAGTGCAACAGATGTCCTGTCCGCAAAACAAGGCAAGGAACTTAAAGGTCAGATAGACGCTTTAGGCCCGAAAATAGACGGGGTTAAAAGCAGCCTCCAAAACAAGCTGAAGATTGCACTCGACTATATCTATGACCTTCTCGAACTTGCCGTATATACTGCTGATGAATCATCGCTGATGGACAACCTGCGTAACGCGATTGACAACATCACGGCAGCAGTCGAATCTCCTACCATTGCAGTTTCGGGCAGCACACTGATGATGACCTGCGGCACCACTGGTGCAAATATCTATTACACCACAGATGGCTCCACACCTACGCTCAACAGCACCAAATACACATCTGCCATTACTCTTCCGCAGCAGAACGTGACATACAAGGCTGTGGCCTATGATGGACAAGGTAATTTGTCGAGTGTTTCCACATACATCTATGAGTACGACAATACCATCGTGCATTTTGCTGACAGCACAATCAAGGCAGCACTTGTTGCGGATTCCAACATAAATACTGACGGGGACAATGAGATAAGTCTGGAGGAGGCTGCGGCTTGTGCATCGTTTGCCAAGATGTTCCAAAACAATACCACAATTACATCGTTTGATGAGTTGCAGTATTTCACATACCTCTATATGCAGCAGAGCGAGTTTGAGGGGTGTAGCGGTTTGACTTCAATCGTGCTTAACAACCGAAACTACAACAACTATTGCTTCAAGGACTGCACTTCGCTGGAGTCGGCATCATTCCTCAACACCCCGACAATCATTCCAAACGGCTTCTTCAGCGGATGCTCATCGCTGGATGATTTCACACTGCCGACATCCGTTGAAAACGTCAAAGCCTCTGCGTTCCAAGATTGTTCCAACTTGGTGATAACATCACTTCATAGTGGACTGACAACGATTGGAAATTACGCATTCAGAGGATGCTCAAAGGTGGCCATCACCGAACTTCCATCGAGTGTGACATCTATCGGCATTGGCGCATTCCGAGCCTGCACTGGTATAACTTCAATGGTCATTCCTTCGGGGATTTCAACCATTCCTGCCTATTGCTTCTATCAGTGCTCGAATCTTACGAAAGTCAAGATTCTCAACACAAGCGCGGTGGTGACGCTGACTGAAACAACATCAAGCATCAGCATCCCTGCAACCACCACGATATATGTGGATTCTTCCCTGATAGCAGCCTATCGCGCTGCATATTCTACTTGGACATTTGACGTACTTGAAAACTACTAAAGAATATGAGCAAGCAACTATACAACGGAGGTGAGCAATTTACTCCCATTACAGACTTTGAGTCGGTGGTGGATGCCAACGATGGCAAGACGCTGGCCAACTTGAAGGCGCAGATAAGCGGCATTGACAACAAGGACATCACTGCATCCGTCACTTGGACAAACGGCAAATATACGGCCTACAATAGCGAGATAAGCGGTTATAACCAATATATCTCATATAATCACGGCAAGGCGGCAGAGATTGACATCACCGACTATGATGTGGTGACTTTTTCGGGCGCACTCTACCAAAAGACCTATTGTATGGTTGGATTCCTCGTTGATGAGAACAGAAACCTCATCACAACGCTTAAAGCGGCAGCAGACACCAATAACGCAAGCGGCACCATCAAATTATCTGATTTCTCTGGCTATGAAAAGATATATCTCCGACTCAATGGTGCAATCAAGAATACATCCTTGAACATTCCGCAAGATGTGTGCGTGAGGGTGTCAAAGAGAGGTATATCCAACAAGGAGACAAAGGTCAAGAAGATATGCCTCAATGGTGACAGCCTTTGCAACACACTCGGCCCTCAACTGATGAGGATAGCACACGCGCAAGGCTATGAGGTGCTGAATCGCACAAGAGGTGGCGAGAACATCATCGGCAACCTCACACGCGCAGGAGGAATGACATCAAGGGTTGCAGCATCCTTCACGATGCCAGCAAGCGGTGCAGTGAACATATCGCTCAAGAGTTCGTGGATTTTTGCAGATGGTTCAAGCCCTGCTTCACCTTATAGTTGGACTTCCAACAAAAGGGTGGAGAACAGGACATACCTTTGGATTAAGGGAGTGCTCGGCCTCTTGAACAAGATAGATATGGTGGGCATCCTCGTATATGATTCATCGAAGAATCTGCTTGAAACCTATTCGGATGGTGGCAGTACGGTGACTATTTCCGCGTCTGCTGCATATATCCGCATCAACATTGACGCAGGGCAGTCGAGTGTTATGCCGCACGTCACAACGGGCAGCACTGCTCTTGATGTTGAGGAACTTTGCACGGAAAGCGGATGGGTGAATGGCAGCGACAATGTGGTGGCAGACAACAGATACCTGCACTCCGACTATATTGCCGTATCTTCAAGGTCGCTCTACTTTGACGGACTTGCCACAAGTGACGAGTACACGTTCACAAGAAACGAGGCTGGCGAGGCTATGGAGGTGGGCGAAGGCACGGAGTGCATTGACAACCGATTCATCCAAGACCAAGGGCTTGTGCATATATGGTTCAGTGGTCAGAACGGAGGATATAGCACAACCAACGTGAGGGACGATGAGGAATATGCCGAAATGACCAACGCAGCAGCGCGTAACTTCGGTGAAAACTTCATTGTCGTAACCACTCATACAAGCGTCTGCACCACATCTTTGGCAAGGGCAGCCCAAAAGAAGTTCGGCTCACGATACCTCAATATGAGGGCATATCTTGCAGCCAACGGCATCTATGATGCACTGCGTTGGGGATTGATTAGCGATTCCTCACTCCAGCCAAGTGATTGGGAGGCGCAGTTCCTCGACCCACACGGAGTACACGAAAACAACATCTGCGCATATCTTGAAGCAGTGCAGATGTGGAACAGGATGGTGGACTTGGGCATCGTGGAAGGCACAAGGGTGGATGATGCAGACACGTTCATAGACTCGACAGGTCAAGACCTCGCGCTATGGTACTTTATGCCCGAAATGGGATATGGCGCAAACTGGCCGTGGAGCGATTGATATGGACGCTTTAGAATTATAGACTATGGAAGAAAAATTCAAAGAACTGATGGATAAATATCTATCCAACAAGATTGCTGAGAATACTCATACAAGACGAGACATTTTCCTCGCTGGTGCTATGGCATACAAGCAATGTATCAGTGACATTGATTTGAATCGTTTTGTATAGACGCTTTAGAGCCCAATTAGGATAGTTGTTCGGTTTTTCCGAACACGTCCTAATTTTAACCCTTTTAATAATAATTTTCAAATATGGTAACTTACAAAGACTACAAGAAACAAGTAAAAGATGCTCTTTCTGGCTACAAGAAAGACTGTAACATTGACGAACAAGACCCAGAGGCTATCTTTATTGATGCCTTCACCATCGCTTTCAATCTTGACAAGATTCCATCAAGGGATGCAGTCAGAGAAATATTGACCGCTGCAATGGGGCACATATCATATCCACCAACCTTTATTGACGATTGCCTTGATAGGGTTGAAAAGCATTATTTCCAATGAAGGTTGTAAACATCACCTGGGAAGATAGCCGACAAATATACGGATGGACTCTTGAAGAAGATGTAGATGATTCAGTGTGCATCATCAATACTGTCGGCTATCTTATCAAGGAAACAAGAAATGCCTATGTGGTGGCGTTGAGTGTAGGTGACAACCCGAAGCAGTACAACGGCATTAACGTAATTCCCAAGAAATGCGTAATAGAGTGTCTAACGGCTGAATAATAACCTATACTAATTAGAGCCCTAATGCAGTTAGGTGGTTGGTCGGAAATTCCGAAGTGGTATGTCGGAAATTCCGACTGACCACCATACCAGGGGGAAAAATCGGAAATTCCGATTTTGTTCGGGCATCGGTGATAAAAAGCACCGATTTATCACCGATTCCAGAACATAAAACTGAAAAACTCTGAATCAAAAGGGGTATTCAGACTAAAATTCTGAACATAATTTTGGAAAGTGCGCCCTGCCAACTGAACGGCAAAGTCTGATCTTCGCTCACTCGCGTAGGGGAAGTGGGGCGCATTTTTATTCAACCCCGTTGGCAATGGAACTTTCCCTACTAACAATGGGACTTGTTGATTTTCAAGATACTACAATATGAGAAAATTATCAAAATTCCTCGGTTGGGCGATCCTCATTGCAACTCTGGCCGTTTGCATTTGTGCGTGGCTTGACTTGTAATTGGTACGCTTTGGTACGCTTTCAATATTTAACTAATTATAAATCAATACAATATGACAGACGAACTCAAACAAGAAGCACTCGACTTTATCGAACAGGTAGAGGCGATAGCAACCGACAAAGGCTATCAAACGGCCAAGAAGGAGTTTGACGAGAAGGCAAAACAGATGCAGGCCGACTTTGACAGGCGCATTGTGGAGGCCCGTGAGATCTACTATAACGAAGGTTATAAGGATTGTCAGAATGAGCAGTCAGATACACCCGTCATCTATCCACCTATCACTATGGCAGACGGTGACGAGTTTTCAAGCAACAAGGCTATATCCGTTACGTCGTTTTCGTATTCCCGTAAGTTCCCGACAAACTGGGGAACGCTCGTCCTTCCCATTGCACTTGACTACTCTGACTGGTCGAGCAAGTTCGAGATTGCCGAAATTACTGGTGTTGAAGTCGGTGCGTCAATCAAGGCAAAAAGAAAAGTCCTCGGTTCTGGCTCAAAGACTATTCCGAATCGTCCTTATATGATCCGTGCTAAGAAGTCAAGTACTACCGCACAGACCATAACAAAGAAGAACTGCATCGTCCATCCGTCAGATGCAGGGATCATCGAGTTTGTCGAAGGTGGAAAAACGTACACTTTCAAAGGTACTTACAAGGTACTGACTCCGGACGAACTGAAAGGCAAGTACTATTCAAGCAATGGTGCTTTCGTGAACGCAATATCAAAGTGTAATCCAATGAGGGTTTACCTCGAAATATCCTAACACTATGAGCAAAGATAATCAAGACAAAATGCTTGCTCTTATGAGCAAAGCAGAAGAACAAGGCTATCGTCTTGGGTGCGAAAAGACTTTGGAATCACTCAACGTGCAGCCAATAACCGAGGAACAGGCCGAAGGTGACGGAATCCCAGAACATAACATAGAACCTTTGCACGTCCGCAAGTACTTGGATTTGATAAATCCAGACGGTTACAAGCAAAGCGATTATAGCGTTATCTGGCCTATTCTCCTATCATCGGACATTGATAGCGGAAAAGACGAACAGAACTACCCATATTGCGTTTACGGCAAAGGTGACAAGCTTATCGTTGAATGTGATGACGAGCCATCCCAGACGATCACACCATACAAGGAAGTTTTCGCAATCTACTGCCTCACACCAAACAAGATCTACCGTTGGAAGATGTATAGCGGCACGGAGGTTATCAAGGAAGGTACATTTAAGACCGTGGGCCGTATGCGTTGGATGAAAACGTCAAAGACGAAATATCCACACAACCTGCGAGACCTCGGTTGTTCTGCAGATTGTACTACTACTGGCAAGGGGATCAAGTTCG